GTATAATATTGTATATAGTATATATTTTATGTATAGTAATATATGAAGTTAGTATAATTTTCTGTGTAAAATCTCTTCTCTAGAGTATACATTTCTACAATTTAGGTATACAATACTATATCTATCTCATACTTATCTATGTACAGGGTACAAATGTATATCATAGGGTTCCTCGCGCGTGCGCACACGCGCGCGCGTAGGGGCCCGCCCGTGTCGCACATCACGTTGCACCTGTCGCCAGGCCGTGCTAGGGTTGCACCTGTCGGTCAACCGGATGTCGCCATCACCCCACCGACACCAAGCTTCGACACCGAGAGGAACCACCAAATGGCACGCAAGACCCGCCCCGTCCACTGCTGGGGCATCGTCAAGAGGGACTTCGTTGAGATCAAGGGTTTCGGCGACTGCCGGGTCCTGTCGAACCCCAAGCGCCTGTCGGAGGACTTCGACATCATCCAGTTCTGGGTCAAGACCCCCTGCTGCCAGCTCTACCTCGTCAGCCTGCCCGAGGACTCGTACCTCAACGTCGTCGAGTTCATCGATGATGACGATGAGGAGTTCACCGAGGAGGTCGAGCGCGTCATGGTCTGCGAGCTCCGCAAGGGCGACAAGTTCTACTTCGGCCGTAAGCTGGTCACGTACCTCGGGAGGACCGGGATCGGACGTCACGGGGTCAAGTCGATGACGGGTCGTGAGTTCAACAACATGAGGCTTGGCTCATTCATGGTCGTCAAGCGCGTCAGGAAAGTCCGCGTCATCAAGACCCGGCCCCTGTCGTTCACGGAGTTCGCCCTGTCGTCCTACGAGAAGGCCCTCAGCAGGCTCGTTGAGGCCGTTTCCCGGCTCCAGCTGGACCCCGCCCGTGTCGAGGTCCAGAAGCCCGTCAAGAAGGCGGAGAACGCCCGGATCATCACCACTGAAGATGTTCCCTCCCCCGCTCCTGTCGCCCCGAAGAGTGAGGCCTGTGCCTGCAAGTGCGACGAGGATTGCGATCGCTCGTACTGCGTCGAGCCCGCAGAGCCGCGCATCACGGTCAAGGAGATGGACCTCGGTGACATCGAGCGGGGAAAGGTCTTCGGTGTCGAGTCCGACAACGTCCAGACGGGTCATTGCGCTGACCATGTACTGACTTGTTCCGATGTCATCGCAGAGCTCGAAGAGGTGCGCCTGCACGAGGGCGACCCGCCCGTGTCGATCATGAATCCCGAGAACGGCTTCAAACGGGTCAACGTCAGTGGCTCGATGCTCGAAGACCTCTATCCGGGTGATGAAACGTACTGGGGATCCCGGACCTGGGACACACAACCCGGGCCCGGGCTCGACAACGCCGAATCGGAGACCATCGTCAGCCTCTGGTGATCAGCACTGGCGCTGAAGAACACCTTTGACGCCGGCCACGATCGCCGAGCGCATGCCCTTCTGGGCGGCTCTGACGTACTGGGTCTGATCGTCTAGGATGTGGGCGACCACAGGCTTGTTCGAGGCCCGCAGGTCGTTCACCACGTTCACCGGAGCGTCCCACTGCATCGACAGGAAGTCCAACGGCCCTGTCGAGCTCTTGAAGGTCTCATACCAGGGCTCAGTGGTGTTCGCTGTGTAGGCGTAGCCCCAGGCTCCACAGCCCTCGGCCTTCGCCTGCTCGAACAGCCAGTTCGAGTCGCCGTAGTACTTGATAACGATCTGCGCAGGGGTCACGTTCCTGTCGGTGATGTACTTCAGGAGTCGCTTCCACTCACCCGCCCGGTACTTCGGGTCGATGACCAGGCAGTGGGTCTGCCCGTACCTGTCGAGCAGCCAGTCCAGACGCGCCGGAACCTTGTCCGCAGGAACAGCGGCCTTGATCTCCTCCCACGTCATGGTGTGCGGATCGGTCGCGGGGCCGCCCAGCGACTCGAAGGTCCTGTTGTGCAGGCCGAACCACACCCCATCCGACGATTCATTGCAAGAGAACTCCAGAGCGTCCACACCGAACGACACGGACTGCGTGTAGGCGTTCTCCGTGTGCTCCACCCACGACCTGCTGCCGCCCCTGTGAGCGACGAAGAACCCATCCGTGTTGTCGCCCTGGCCGTTCTGGGCGCTCCTGTCCCTGTCGATGAGCTCCTGCCAAGTCGCAAGGCCCCTCGGCATGGCCGCCATCGACATGGTGCCCTTCTCCTGACCGTCATCGCCGATCACGGTCAACGCCGCGTACTGGTCCCGAATCGTGTCATCCGCACCGATGATGTACCAGTTCTCGTGCTTCTCAGAGGTCGGGGGAATGGGGTCCAGCCCCTCCGCCGTGAACGGCCAGACAGCTACACAGGTCTGGATCGAGGCCTCGGTGAAGGCGTAGTCCTTGTCGGCCCAACCAACCAGGATTGAGCTCGACGAGTTCGGCGCGGGCTGCACCGTCTTCTGCCCGTCGTCGATCGTCTGAATGGCGCCCTCGAACGGCCTGGCGTGATCCCCACTCGTGTAGTGCTGAAGACTCACCAGGAGGTGCGGCTTGTTCGCCTTCGCGACCGCCGTCTTGATCTGGTTGCTGTTCGTCGTGTTGACTGTCACGCCGTCGGAGAAGTTGAACGACTTCACAACCTTGCCATCGAGCACCAGTACGGTGGCGAGCTGACGGCCGGTGTAGGAGGACCGGGGGTCCCCGACGGCGAGGGGATGCGTGAACTCCTCGACGTCATCGACCTTCTTGGCCCACACGCCCAGGCTGCGGCTGGCGACTCCGGTGGCCTGGTTGCCGTGCCAGCCCGAGTTCGGGGCGGTGATGAACGCGGGGACGCCCTGGCTGCCGAACTGGCCGCCCTGGATTATGACCACCCAGTCATCGTGCGCGACGCCCTTTTCACCGGAGGTGAGCAACGACACGGGAGCAGGCTGCCTCGCCGTGCCGCCGGTCACCTCGACTTGCTTGACCCACGTCGGGACGGCCATCAGTTGCTCCTCCGAACGATGACCGTGCCGGGCTTGGTGCCTGCCGGCACGGCCTCTGTCGGACCGAGTACGAGAACCGTCGCCCCTGTCGCAGCCCCACCACCCGGCTTGTTCTCCAGCGCGGTGATTCGCGTGGTGTGGTCCCCGACTGTGGTTTCCAGAATCGTGACCTTGTCTTTCACCTCGCTCATCTGGGCTTTGGTGGAGGCGATCTCGGACGTGGCCGCGGTGATCTTCGCCTCAAGACCGGCCTTGAGCTCGTTGATTTTCTGGTTGAGCTTCTCCTCGGTCACACCCCCTGCACCGCCGGGCTGAGCTGGGGTGAGCAGCGGCTTCTCGACCGAGGTCACCAGCAGGTCCATGGCGTAGACACCCTGAAGGTCCTTGCAGGTGTACTTCACAGTCCAGTTCGGCCAGACCTCGATCATCGAACCGTCCGAGGTCCAGTTGTCCCCGTCCTTCTTGACGACCAGAACGCCCGCCCGCTCCAGCTTCCCGTAGGTCTTCGGCAACGTCGCGATGTGCGTGTTCATCTTCGCGGGTTTAGGAAGTGCTCGCCACTCATCGCCCGTCTTCCTGAAGAACATCGTGGCCCCGACGACACGGTACTGGTACTGCCCCGCACCGACCTGATCCTGAGCGATGTCCACCCACCCCGTGTCGCCCGCCTGCACGCCCCCGCCTTGGCCCCCGGGGGCCGCGGGCTTGTCCTCAAGGGCCTTCACCCGGGTCTTCAGGTCGGAGACATCCGTCTTGTTGGCGCTGATGACGCTCCAGCGCCTCGCGTCGGCGTCCGAGTTGTCCTTCAGGCCCTTCTCCAGCGCCTCCTTGGCTGCTGTCAGATCGCCCTTGGCCGCATAGGTGGCGGCTGCGTCAGAGGCCTTCAGGAGCCCTTCAAGTGACGTCTTGGGGGCATAGGTGGCAGCGGCGTCCGTAGCCTTCAGAAGGCCGTCCAGAGCGCTCTTGAGGGCGAACTTCGCGTTGACCTCCTGCTTGTACGCCTCGATCCGTGCCTCGATTCGGGCGTTGGCAAGGTCCGGAACCTCGTTCCGCAGCGTGTTGAGCGCCTGCGTCTGCTCGTCGTTGTCGATGAAACGCGCTTCCGCGCCGTCAACCGTGTAACTAGTGGCCTTCCCCACGAACTGCTTAGCCATTCCTCAGCCCTCCGGCGTGCCCTGCGGCACAGACTTGTCCTTGTACGTCACTGTTCCGTCGCCGTTGTCGATCATCTCGACCTCATTGCCGTCCCCACCGCCTGGGGGCTGCGCCTTCAGCTCGTCGATCGCCCTCTTGTTGTCCGCGATCTCGGTCCTCAGCCCATTAAGGGCCTGTGTGAGGTTCTCGACACGGGCTGTGAGCCCCTCCAGGCCCTCCGCAGGCGGTGTCGGACCGGGCAACGCCGGGTTCCCGGCCCCTGCACCCCCGACAGCGGGCCTTTGGCGGGCGAACGGGTTGGCCAGCATGCCGTCCCCATTCGTCAGGACGCTCGCGACGTCCACCACCGTGCCCTGTCGAAGCGCAAGATCGCCCTGAAGCAGGTAGTCCCCACTCGCAACGACGTCGATGTGCCACAACCACTGCCCGGCCGGTGTTACACCAGCCCCAGGCGCGATCAGATCGACGTAGTTCTTGCCCGTAGCCGGGTCGTAGAGCGCTCCGGAGGGGTCCACCCCCACCTCGACCCTGCGCTCGATGTAGGCCGTGCCGTAGGAGACGACATAGGGCCCGTACGTGAAGACGACCGTGACGTCGCCGGCCGGGCGCATGTCGTCCGGCGTGAGAATCTGCCCCACGACCCTCGCATAGGGCGCCTGGGGCGGCTCAGTGCCTAGCATCGCAGACTCCTGAAGTCAAGATGGTATTACTCACTCGCAGTCTATCGCTTCGCCTCCTCGGAAGGGTCTATCCTGGAGCCGTCCATACAACCGGGAGGAATTGATATGCAATCCGTTCTCAAGACCGCTGACGACCTGTGGGTTGGCGACCTCATCATCTACACGAATACCCTCCACGTCGTGAGTGAGCAACGTCTCACCATTGATGGCAAGCACGTCGCCAGCCTGCTCATCAAGCCCTACCTCAGCGACGGACCCCTCACCCGCATCGAGGTCCTCCGCAACCCCGGCTACAAGTTCCGTTGCGTTACCGTTCCGATCTTCGCCGTTGAGCCCTGCGACGATAAGATGTCGGACATCCTAGCCGTCACCGTTTACACCAGTGCTCACAATGAGATCGTCGCTGATTACGTAGGCTCCACAGCCCGCAGTGACGGTTCGCTCCCCCTGGAGAATGGTGATATCGCCCACTACGGGGACGTTATCGCTCTCATCGACAACGGCACCGTCTTCGAGTACTGCATTATCGATAAGTACGAGCTTGCGAAGCACGTCCGTCTCATCACCATCGACACGGGGGATGACTGATGTACTCTCACGAAGACAAGGACAAGTTCGCGATCATGATCACGCTGATCGCAACCGTGCCCTTCGTCATCCTATTCGTCATCGCTATGATTGCTATCTTCGTAAGCCTGTAAGGAGAACCTGTGCTCACCATCTACACCCGGCCAAACTGCCAGCAGTGCCGAATGACCAAGATGTACGCCGACAAGATAGGCGTCTCCTACGTCGAGCGGGCCCTCTCCGACAGTCCCGACATCCTCGCCAAGGCCGTTCAGGCCGGTTACACCTCCGCCCCGGTCGTAGTGGATGATCACGGCGACATCTGGGGCGGCTACAACCCCTCCAAGATTCGAGGTCGTCACTCCGCCAAGTGACAAGAAGAAGCCCCCGAAGTCCTCAAAGACCTCGGGGGCTTCCTCCGGCCCAACACACTCCCAGAAAGGAAGAGCTCTAGTATATCACGCCTTCTCGGGGCCGTCCCCGGCGCCGTAGCGAATGGGGTTGACCACGGTCGGGCGCTCCAGCTCGCCGTCCTGAGTCACCGCATGCGCCTTGTCCTCGGGGGCAGGGACAAAGTAGCGGGCGATGAGCAGGAACACGACACCGGCGATCTGGCTGATGGAGTCCAGGTACTGCGCCGCCGCATCCGCATTGACGATCCCCAGCACGGCGAGCAGCGTCATGACCGCCGCGACAACACCGTAGGCGGCCTTGCGGACCTCGGGCTTCTGGATAGTTGTGAGCATTCTCACTTCCCCTTCTTGATCGCCTCAACGAGCTCCTTAATGAGCCCATTGGTCTCCTTCTGCGCGGCGACGGCCTGGGTCAGAAGCAGCCTGTTCTGCTCCACGCCCCAGATCACATCCCCGGCCTGGCGCTCATTCGCCTTGCCGTACTTCAGCTCCCCACGAACCGCGTTGATCGCGTTCACGATGTCGTCACCGTTGGCCATGATGATCCTCTCCACTTCGTCCATTGTCGAACCACCGCTGGGGCGCTCGGAATACCACCAGCTGTTGACGTGCTGGAGCAGGCTCTCGCCATACCCCCAGTACTGATCGCTCTCATTGCCGCAGTTGTACCGGCTGCCGGCCCTCCGGATGCTGTCGGCGCTGTAGTCGCCCCCGAGGTAGTCCCTCAGGATCGACAGCCCCACGACGCTCGACTCGTGCGGGTCCCACCACGCCCTGTCGGGCTCGTTGATGAAGTACCCGTTGTACGTCACCTGCGTCGGACCCACGCCGTTACTGGTCTCCCAGTCCAGCACAGCGGGCAGGAAGTGGTTCAGGAAGTTCTCCCTCGTCACCTCGCCCCAACCCGAGCACGCACCGCCGGCATCATGCCCATAGACGTTCGTGCAGTTGCTCTCCTGGTCGGCCAGACCCAGCGCCACCGCCCAGTGCAGCCCCACGTCGTCCGCGGCCCTCAGAACAGCCGCCTGAACGCTCTCATCGCCGCTCGCCTGCGGGGCCGGTGCGGGCGCGAAGCCGCCACCAGTACCGCCGGTGAGCGGGCTCGGGTTGTCCCGGCGCCTCAGCGCGTGCGTCCACGCGGCCTGCTGGGTGTACGGATGGTCGTTGTACGCAATAATGCGAACCTCGTCACCCGTCTGATCGCCCTCCCAGCCGTCGATACTGCCATCCTCGGCGATCCACGCCTCGGCCAGCAGCGCCCCCTCACTGTCGGGCCCGGAACCGCCGTTGATGATCATCGCCACATGGCCCCGACCACCACTAGCGCCCTCCGACAGCACGATGTCTCCCGCGTACCAGCCCCCGTCCGGGACATTACCCGTCCACGAGTCGCTGATATCAGCGAAATTCCGCTCCAGGGCGTACTCACGGATGTTCCCCGTCCACGTATCGCGCGGGAAGTACCCGACCGTGAACGGCTCACCCCACTCGTGATGCGCCGCGATGTTGTAGCAGCCCGACACCAGCGCGGAGCAATCAGCGTTGGCCGGGGACCTGACCAGCCAGCCGTCCCAGTCGCTCCTGTCGTAGAACGTCCACCTGTCGGGCTGGCTGTACCCCACGTCCGCCATCGCGTAATAGCGCGCGCAGGACGCGGCGTAGTGCGCCACGTTGCCCATACGACCTCCTTCCGTCGTCGTGACCTAAGCGTAACCGGTCCGGGTCTTGACGCGTGCTCGAGCTCGTCCTATGCTGGTAGTACCAACCGAAGGAGTCGCCGTGGAAGAGACCGCGCCCATCTGGTACATCCTCACAGGGGATCGCATCCGCCTCGACGGCAACGAGGTCGAGGTTCTCGACAAGAACCTGGTCCCCCTGGGCAGCGAGGTCGGGTTCTGCCTCCATACCAAGGAGGTGGGCCCGAACGGGCGTTCCTGGCAATTCTTCCACTGGAATGACGAAGTAACTCGCATCTACTACTGAGAGGAACCGGCATGATCCACACAGTCGAACCGATAGCCGTCAAGCTCTTGAAATCAGGTGACACCTTCCGCGACGGCGGATGCACCCATCGAGTCGTGGAAGTGGATCACGACGAGATCACCTACTCCACCGAGCCCTCCAAACTGGTCAGCTCCTTCTTCGCGCAGCCTGACGACATCGTCGATCTCATCATCGGCGGATCGGAGAACAACTGACATGAAACACAAACTCATCACCATCCGCCCCACCAACGGAGCGGACCTCAACCCCAAGGATCGAATCCGACTCCACGGGACCCTGCATGATGTCATCAGCAACCAGTTCCTCGGAGCGCAACCAGGAGAGATTCTCCGGTACGAGCTCACCTTACAGGAGGTACTCACCGGAAAGCACCAGACCGGCGAGTACATCAGCGGAACGATCTTCGATGTCGTCACCGACATCCGTGAGGAGGACTGACATGGAACCACAGACGACTGAAGTCGTCGGTCGCATCACCTACGGCCCACACGAGCCCACCGCGTTCGTGCTCTCCGACGATCTCCTCGAAACTTACCTTGGAGACCGGGTCTACGTCCGCATGGGGGACAAGAGGCATCGCATCCTGGCTCTGAACACCCTCGTGGCCACCGGCGAGGTCGAGATCGAGTGCGAGGAGGTCAACTGAAATGACACCAACACCGATCATCGATATGTTCTCCGTCGCAGGCAAGCACGCAGGCGCCGAACGCGGCTCGAATACCCGATCATCGCTCATCCACGAGGCTCTCGACATGGCCGTAGCGGGCGGCGCGGCCCTCATCGTCGCGGAGAACGTCCCCGGCGATCCCAGCGTCTACCTCTCCCTCGCCGACTGGTTGCGGACTGAGCACGACTACGCCGCGACCGTCTCCAGCGCCGGCGCCTGGGAGGTCGGAGCCCCGCACCGCCGTGAGCCCCTCATGCTCGTCGCAGCTCGCCGGCGCTTCGAAGCCCATCGTGTACGTATCGTCCGGTACACCGCACCTCGACGCCTGGTGCCCACGCCTACGGCTTCAGCCTCAACCGGACCCGGAAGCTCCGGGCGGAGTGGCGGAGCCAACCTCCAGACCTGGGTTCACACGGGCAATCGCCCGTCTCCGCTCAATTCCACTCTCTGGACGCGCATCGCGGGCCTTCCCATGCCGCGTCTTGAAGACGACAGGGGCCGCCTTCGTCGAATGGCTCATGGGGCTGCCCTCCGACAACGCCGCGAACCTTTCTCGCTGCGCCCGCATCCGCCTCGCCGGCAACGCGGCCGTCGGCCTTCAGGCCCGCCTCATGCTCCAGCGCGGACTCACCACGACCAACGACACGAAAGGAGACCCCCGATGACCATCGTCAAGCAAGTCAGCAACTGCCGAGTCGGCGACATCATCCGCTTCAAGAACAAGGAGAGTCGACTCATCACCCGGATCGACTACAACCCGCACAAGAGCGAGCCCTACGCCATCCGCACCGTCGATCTCCACGACAAGTGCCGCTCCCGGCTAAGCACCTACGCCGCCCTCGACCCCGTCATCATCGAGGCCACCCGGGGGGCTCTGCTCTGATGCGCACCGAGCTCGTATTCCCCGACCGGGTCGGGCCCTTCAACGTCCTCAGCCGGGTGGTGCACAAGTGATCGACGACCAGTACGAGCGCCTCCTCGAAGACGTCCTTCTGAACGGCTCCTCGCGACAGGACCGCACCGGTGTCGGCACCCGCTCCGTCTTCGGCCGCCAGCTCCGCTACGACTTGTCTGCGGGCTTCCCCCGGATCACCACCAAGTTCGTCCCCATGAAGCCCGTCAAGGCCGAGCTCCTCTGGTTCCTCCACGGCGAGCAGAACATCAACCGGCTCCGCCTGCTGGACGTGCACATCTGGGACGATTGGGCCGACGAGAATGATTCGGTCGGACCCCTCTACGGGGCGCAATGGCGATCCTGGATCGACAACGATGGCGTGGCCATCGACCAGATCCAGCGACTGATCAGGGGTTTGAAGGAGGATCCGCACTCCCGCCGGCACCTCGTATCGGCTTGGAACGTCGGCGACCTTCCGCGGATGGCCCTGGCCCCCTGCCACGCCTTCTTCCAATGCTACGTCGGTGAAGGGGGGCGCTTGTCGCTCCAGGTATACCAGCGCTCCGCCGATCTCTTCTTGGGGGTCCCGTTCAATATCGCCTCCTACGCGCTGCTCACTCACATGCTCGCTCAGCAGACCGACCTCAAGGTCGGCGACCTCATCTGGACCGGTGGGGACTGCCACATCTACGACAACCACGTCGATCAGGTGAAAGAGCAACTGGAACGCCCGGTGCATCCGTTCCCTCGCCTGCGACTCCGTCGTCGTGCATCCATAGACGCGTACCGCATGGCCGACATCGACGCCTCCGAGGGTTACGTCCACGGCCCCGTCATCAAGGCTCCTGTAGCCGTGTAACGATCCCGACACGGACCTTGACCTCGGGGCCGTGTCGGACCTATGCTGAGACCACTAGGAAAGGAACCAATCATGATCCGAATTCGAGTCGAGCGCCTGATTGCAGGAGACGTCGTCCTCTACGGCAACTCCTCCTGGCGCGTCCTGTCGATCCGGAAGTCCACCCGCCCGACCGACCGAGCTGGACCTCCTCCTGGAGCACGTCCACGGTGACGACCGCCGATCCTCATCCCTTCGGGCGACCGTCGAGCGGGACCGCGTCCTCCAAGCCATCCGCCTCGTCTGACCTCAAATCACAGCCACCAAGAAAGGAAACAATCATGTCCTACCCGAGGACCATCGACGACCTCAAGCCGAGTCAGCGCATCTCCGATCCTGTTGTCACCATCGACTACGACCTCCTCGACGGTCTCCCCTCCGAGGCCCGCAAGGCGATCCTGGAGGCCGTCGCCGTCATGGAGCGCCTCAGCGATGACCCCTCGCCCCGCAAGGACGTCGTCGCCTACCGCCGTCCTCTGACCGATGATGAGGCCGACAAGGCTCTGAGGATCGCCCAGGACGACTGGGTCCGGTGCTGCGAGAACTACGACAGGGCGCTGAAGGATCCCTCGCAGTTCTCCCCGTATCTGCTCAGCGAGATCAACGGCTGGGCCATCAAGGAGGACCGTCCTCCGATCGCCTCCGATCAGGACCGGCTCTGATCATTCTCCAACCAGCACCGCCCCTGTCGTTTCATGTTGAGCCTGGCGACAGGGGCGGTGTCGTGCCTGAGCCCGAATGTACAAGCCTAGCACGCTCCAAATGTTACGAACGCGTTACGACAGGCAGGCAGGGTTGATCTCGGAGCGGGACGGGCCTATACTTATTTATAGAAAGGAGGGCCGAGTAGCAAGGGCCGACAGGGCCGGAACCAGGTTCGTTGACAACTCCATAGCGTTGAAATCCGACGGAAAGGTCGGTGCGGGGCCTATGGGTGCCCCTCCCCCGTGCGGGTCTGGGGGGTCGCACCCCCTCCCCCGGCCCCGCACTCGGTAGCAACTGATTTCCTTCGCCTCGGAAATCGGCTCCGCGCTGTGTGATTTCTGTCTCGTTATCACTGTTAAGATCGCAACCCTGGGTGGTCCTGACGACACGGGCGAGGGGGCTGTTCGAGCTTCCGTCGTGCTGTGCTCCGCGTCCTCTCGATCGTGCTGCGCCTCGTGCAGGGGGCCTCATGCGCTGTAAGCCATTCTGAGGCCCTCTGAGGGCCTCTCCAGTGTCCTGCACTGGCCAGGGGCTGAAATCGTCTCAGAATGGCTCTCAGCGCCTCTCAGGGGCATCTGAGGCGGGACGGTACCCGGTGACGACAGGACCGGGGTACCCGTACCCGGTGGCGGTGCGTCCCTACGGGGCCCGGCACGGGCCGATGGCGCTTCGACACGGGCGGGGGGTTCACTGTGTTCACCTCGAGTGTTCTTACTTCTGTGTTCGAACGGGCGAACGATCGATCGTGTGGCGACACGGGCGGGGGATGCACCCTCACGCACGATAGACCCTATGATACACAAATGTATAGATCATACTCAGAATGTATACTATTATGATACTTTATTATACTAATATAGTACTAATGTATAGTACAGTAATGTATACCAGGTATGCTTAATTTATACTACTATGATTATATTCTATATATATTATTTATATAATATACAAATATATACTATATAGTACGAGTACTATAGATATGACTGAGGAGTCATATTTGGGTCGATTTCGTACCTACATCACCACTTATCCACAACTTTTTCCACAACCTATCCACAGGGTTATCCACAACCAAATCATTGCAATCTCTGGTGTGTCGTACTCCCCTCCCCGATGTAGGTACATCCTGCCGCCCCTGTCGTCCCGTCGCCCGCGATGAGCGGGCCAATATCGCTTCTCAGATGATCTACATAGGACCTTGGTCCCAATTTTGCTCTTGTCCGTGTCGTCACTAGATAGATGATCTACATAGGACCTTGGTCCCGAGAGGCTGGTGCACAGAGGTCAGAGGTCTCTGTCGAAGGGTGTGTCATGACACCTGTGGCGTGTGAGCAGGGGCACAGGAGAAGGGCTTGACGGGGACGACATGATGCAGGAGAGTGGGAGGTGCCGGAGAGCAGGGGGAGGCCCTGCCCGGTGGCGAGAGGGGAGACCGATGACTCGGGACGAGGCGCTGATGAGGGTGCGGGGGAGAGCGGGCGGGGACCTGTCGGGTGTGCCAGGGCCCGTGATCATGCGGGCTGTCGAGATGCTGATGCTGAGCGGGGAGGAGGACGGGAAGTGATACTGCGGGGCGGTGTCGAGGTCGAGGTCGATGACGTGCGGGCCGTTGTCGAGATGATGGAGTGCGAGGAGGACGGTGAGTTGTACACGCTGCAATGGTCGGAGATGCTGTCGTGGCTGAAGATGGCTGAGACGGTGACCAGGAGGCTCGGGGGGAGCATGAGGAGGCTGCCCGATGAGACGCCCGACGGGGAGACATGGACCGTGATGAACAACACATGAGCGGGGGTTGATCAGTACGACATGACGTAGTTAGAGTGGATACCGACAACAGCGAGAGGGCTTATCGCAGAGCCCGTACCAACAGGAGGAACCGAGGATGAACGAGTGGACGAGCCGAGTCGTGACCGACACGATCGGCGACGCGGGGGTGATCGTGCTGGACGATGAGAGAGCCGCGTACGACGACTTGAGAGACTGGCTCATGGACTACTACGACATGGACGCCGAGGAGGCGGGGCGCTGGGCCGAGGAGCTCACCGCATCAGTGCTGAGCGCGGAGGCCCGTGAGTTCGCGAGGGGCCTGTTCGGGATTGAGGTTGAGTTCGATGGCGAATGGTCGGCCGAGCGCAGCGCACGAGCGGTCTACGACTACTTGGCGAGCCGGGACGAGGCCGCGACGATGAGTCGGACGTCCGTGTCGCTCGGGGCGATGAGCCTGGCGCTGGGCGATGACCGGGGTGAGAGCGGCGAGGAGGCGCTCGCCGGGTCCCGGTGGCGCTGCGGACGTGACGGCGAGGGCCGGATCATGGACGAGTCCGATGTGCGCGAGGCCGCGGAGTACCTCCGCGCTGTCGCCGGCGAGAACTGACGCGCACGAGAGGAGAAGGAGAGGATCATGGAGACGACCACGGAAGCCGTCGAGGATCTGCGCGAGCGACTGGAGTGGACCGATGAGGCGAACGCGCTCGGTGGGATCACATGCGACTGGAGCGACGATGATTTCTACGGCTGGCTGCACATGGGGCCCGTCGAAGTCGAATGGATCCGCGATGTGTACGGCGACGGCGATGACGGCTGGGTGGCCGTGACCGTGTCGTACCACGGGATCGTGATGGAGGATCAGGACGACTTCGCCGACTTGTCGGACGCCGTGAGAGAGGCGGCGCACCGGACGGATGACTGGCAGCACTACTGCGACGCCGAGATCAGGGACGGTGTCGTGGAGTGGCTGGACGAGCGGGGAGAGGCCTACGCCCTTGGTGGCTCGCAGGACGTGCACGACTCTTGGACCATCTCGTGGGGCGACGTGATGGTGAGAGGGTACTACGACGATGATGGGGCGTTCGTGTGGTCGGTGGTGAATCCTGAGAGTGGGGACCATCTCGATGGTGATGCCTCGGCCGACGCGGACGCTGTGATCGGTGCGATGGAGCAGGTCGCCATCGATCCGATGGTGGAGGCGTGGGTTGAGACCGTGGCCGTGGAGACGGCGGAGGACGACTGGGCTGTGCGAACCTCGATGGATCAGATGGCCATGTACATGCACTCGTCGATCGCGTACGGCTTGAGCCGCAGGGCGTACTACGAGAAGACGGGGTATGCGGAGGGTCGGATCGAGCTGGAGTACCGCGTACGCGGTAGCGAGTGGCGGCCGATCGATGAGTATCTACCCGAGGATGAGGGCGCCATGAGGCGCATGGCCCGTGAGGCGTACGCGTGGGTGAAGGCGGTGGACTCCTGATGGCGATCGAGCCGGTAGAGGCTCAGGAACGCGCTGTCCGTGGCTTGGTGGCTGCGGGCGGCACGGGCCTTGTGAGCGCAGGAACGGGTTGCGGCAAGACGCTCATGTCGCTGTGGACTATCGACAGGACGGCACGACAGGAGGGTATTGAGCCCAGTGATCTGTCGATTCTTGTGGTTGCTCCGCTGCGCACGGAGAGCGGGTGGAGTCGTGCGGTGGGTCAGGTCTGGCCCGGTGGCGAGATGGCGTTCAGGAGGCTGAGCAGGCGAAGGAGGGCTGAACGCGAGGCGCTGGAGAGGCTGATGAGAGGCGAGCGTCCTACGGGCGTGTCGTTCATAGGCTGGGAGCTTCTCGCGAGCGTGTCGAAGATGAAGGGCTACGACGCGAGAGCGGGGAAGGTGAAAAGTAAGGCGACGACACGAGTGCTCGGAAGTGTCGAATTCGATTGGGTCATCGGAGATGAGATTCATCGCGCCTGTAATTTCAGGACGGTCACGTCGCAAGTGCTGTGCAAGGTGAAGGCCCGGCACCGCTTGGCGCTGAGCGCTACGCCGGCGGGTGGTCAGCCCGTGAATATCTTCGGGGCGCTGAAGTTTCTATGGCCCCGCAAGTACCCGGGGTTCACACGGTTTGCGAATAGCTTTTTCACGAGCGAGCCGTGTTATTTCGGCGGGCCGTACTCGGTGACCTATGGCGCTGAGAAGCGGCCGGGGCTCCTGTCGAAAGGGCATAGGGCGCGGGGCGAGTGGCAGGATATGCGGATTGAGGACGTCGCCGGCGAGCTTCCGCCTGTGGATATTCGCCGCGTGGATTGCGCGATGACCGTAGAGCAGCGCAGGCAGTACATGCAGTTGCGCGATAAGGCGGTAGCGTGGATGGACGATCACCCCGCCGTCGTCGGCCTTCCGGTTACGCGCGACATGAGGCTCAGGCAGGCGACGCTCGGGCAGATGCGCGTGCGCCCCGGGCAGGGCGGGGAGGATGAGTGGTTCTTCGACGCGTGTTCGCGCAGCGGCAAGATCACGGCGCTGTTGGACATTCTGCGGGACATCGGCGATGAGAAAGTCGTCGTCTACTCACCGTCGAAGAAATTTCAAATACCACTTGTTGCGCAGCTTAAGAAGGCCGGCCACTCGTGCGTGCGTGTTGACGGCGAGCACAAGGAAGAGTGGACGAGCTTCCTCGACAAAGACGGACCGCAGATTCTCTGCGCAGTGATCCCCGCCGTCGCCGAAGGCGTTGACGGGTTGCAGCGGGTCTGTCGCCATGAAGTCTGGCTCGGGCTGGATCCGTCCGTGGTTCGTTGTGTTCAGGCACAGGGCCGGCTGCACCGCACGGGGCAGACCGGCACCGTGGTGAGGTGGCTACTCCAGTGCCCGGGCACGGTCGATACCGAGTCTGTTATTCCCAGGCTCGACCAGCGGTATGCCGATCTGAAGGCCTCAGGGCTCATCTGAGAGCCTTTCAGGGCGCCTCCAGTACTTAGTACTGGGGGCGCTTCTTCGTGCCGTCTACGGGCTTTCTGTGGCCCCAGTGGGCAGGCATGAGAAAGCCCCCGCCGGAAACCCGGCGGGGGCTGTTGGTGAGGCGCTTAGCAGAGCGTGTCGATGACTTCATCGATCCACAGGACGCTGAGGTCCTGATCCTCGGCGGTCGCCCGGTCGGGGCAGCCGCGGCTGATGGCCTCATCGATGGCCCGCTCACGGAGACCGATGAGGCGGCCGACGATGACGGCCCGGTCGCCGGCCTTGATGTGCCGGGCGCTGGCCTCGATGTCGTGCATGGCGTCGCTGCGGTCGAGGTACACGTTGCTGTCGAGGCGAGCGATGATGGAGGAGATGGAAGTGTGCATGATTGGTTGCCTTTCGGTTCGGCGGTTCTGTTGGACGCCTATAGAGGAGCATGCCTGTCAAATTCGTTGGAATTCTGCGGTTGTTGAGAGTTGAACAACCGATTTATAGGTGTTTTTCGGGGCTTTGTAGTGCTACACCACGAGGAGAAATCTCGATATGTGGGCAGAAAGGTTTGTTCGGGGCCTGAAATATGACGCAGTACCTAGGACCATAGACCCAATTGAACCCTTCATTTGAGTGGTCGCCGTCACTTTTGACACAGTGCATGCTACATAATCTCAGTATGTGAACTGTATAGAGCATGTAGTTATAACCCTGAAAGCCTTTCAGCCGGCGATGGAGCCCCCATGTCGGATCGAGGCTGCAGATTTATAAGTGATTGAGGTCACGTGAGGGAGGGTTGCGTGACGACATGATGTAGGGCAGTATGGAGTCATCAGGAGAACAGAACCGAGCGGAGGCCGGAGATGCTGACCCTTAGAGAAGCGCAGGATATCTTCATAGACGCGATGCCCAGCATGGAGATCGAGCACGTGCACTGCACCATGGCGACGGACGCAGAGCCCACCTATGTCGAGTGCTGGCAGTGTGCAGAGCCCGACATGGTCGCGCACTGGTACGACGGCCCGGGGTACCCGGTCATGGTCGAAATTGAGAGCTTGACCGGAACGCTTCAGCGCGATATCATCGATCCCGAGGACATTGAGTTAGTAGTCGCCTGGCTCAATCAGAACTGAACTCCACTACCCGAGAGGAACCGAACAATGTCACTCGCTCACAAGATTCTGGCCTTCATCGTCGTCCCCGCGCTCGTCGGTGCGATCGTTGGCGTCGCGCTCGTCACGGTGCACCACTCGCAGACCGGAGCGACCGAGGTGCAGGATATTGCGCATTGCCTCTCCGACGACGGGGCGCTCCCCGATGGTGAGGACGTGTGCGTCTGGGACCCCGATGTTGACGGCGACGGCGACGGCGAGTCTTTCGTGATGACCCGCGTTCAGTACGAGGCCGATCAGGACGCCCGCGAGCGCCAAGCTTTCGAGGCTCACGTGATTGGCCAGGACGACGAGAAGATTCGACAGCACGATGCGGAGATGCAGTGAAGCGAGCACTATCCGATTCAGTAGCGGCAGAGGACGAGCGCATAGCCCGGCTAGTGAGAGGAGAGATCGAGCGCCAAGGCGGGGCGGCTGAGGTCTCGCGCGTTGTCGGATGGAGAAGAGGAACTCTACAAGCGCGGCTTGACCGCGGCGCAGTCTGGACGCTAGGAGAACTGAAAGCGCTGGCGGGGTATGGAGTACTGTCCGTATCGACAATGCGAGCAATAGGGATGATGAGAGGTAGTTATAGGACCGAGCTACCCGAAGCACTCAAGATTCATCGCACAAGCTAACCAACCACGCCCTGGTCATTCGGCCGGGGCAGAAAGGTACCCACATGAGCATGCTCTCTTCCACTACCGTTACCCGTTTACTCGATAGCGGCGTGCTTACCATCTCGCCGCTGTCGGCCGGAGCAATTCAGCCGGCGTCCGTTGAAATGCACCTGCATCGTGATATCATCCGCGACATCGGACTGCCCACTGAGCGCCACGATGAGCGGATCACGGACACGGTTCTCCTCAGGCCTGGGGAGTTCGCACTGGCCCGGACGACGGAAATGGTCGGCATCCCCGCGCATCTTGTTGCCCGTGTCGAAGGGAAATCATCCTGGGCGCGGCGTGGACTCCTTGTGCACATCACGGCCGGCTTCATTGACCCGGGTTTCTATGGCACGATCACGCTGGAGCTCTGCAATCTCGCGGCACACCCGTTGGAGCTCCCTGTTGGATGCGCCATTGCTCAGCTGTCGATTCTGGAGCTCGACACGCCCCCCATCGTCTCTTACGGAGACGAAACCCTAGGCTCCCACTACCAGCATCAAGTTGCCGCCACAACCGCTCCGAACATTGCAGAAAGGTAACATTTTCATGACTTCGAGGAAGAATGACTCGGCCGAAATTCCAGAAAAGCTGAAGCATTTCGGGAATGCGAAGGTCAAAAAATTGGGGGTGGGTCCGGGGGATTATATCAGTATCGATGGATCGGACATCCCCGACCATGTCGAGGAGATTATTCTCGACGGTTCCGGGAGCGCGAGGGTGGGCATTTCGGGCTGGGACGGGCGGCTTTGCATTCTCGGTGAGCTCTACGTGGACGTCGAGGGTGTGTCGGATGTCTATCTCAATATTAACGGTTACGCTTTTGCCCGAGTTGAGAATTGTGCTCAGGTTAAAGCAGTATCGAATACGACGTTGGAGGTTTGGCACTGCGGGAATGTCGAGTTATTCGATAGTACGCTCGCTGAGGTGTGGTGCTGCGACAAAGTCCTTGCTTACAACCGATCAAACGTTCGGGGAGCGAAGCATTCGAACGTAGCTCTGTTTGAACGGGCGACAGGAAAGTTCGACCAGGGGTCTGTCGGAGTGCTCATGGATTCCTCTTACGCGACCGCCTACTCGGATGCGCAGATCAAGTCGCTCTCGGAGCTCGCCTCGGTTGTCCACGAGAGTACCGTGAAAGTTTCCGGAGAGGGGCGGTTCCGCTGCATCGGGACCAAGGATGACGAGGCTTCTATCTTCCACGCCACTCGCGAGGCCCTAATTAGAAACGCTACGCCGACGGACCTGTTCCAGACCGAGTTCCTCGTGTACAAGACAACAGACGCCAACGGGAACACCGGGGAGCTCTACGACAAGCGCACTCACTGGGAGCCCGGGACCACGATGACGATCCCAGAAACGGACCGGGATCCCAAGAACCCTTGGTTGTTCTTCTCACCAACATTGGGCCACGCGGTCAAGCGGGGTGAGGATTACTCAGATGACTTCCGCGTGTTCCTCGTGAGGATTCACATCAACGACGTCAAGAGGCAGACCTTCTTCCACCGGACTGACCTGTCCGAGATTGAGGCCTGGAAGGGTGAGGTTCTGACGGAGGTGAAGCACCCCACGGATAAGCTCTTCAGCGTGAATTTAATCTCGCATTCGTGGTAACCAGAACCGCTCGGTCCTTCGGGGCTGGGCGGTTCTGCTTTCCAGCTTCCAAAAACCCAGCCGAGTTGGGAGCCCACGGCCCGCGAAAAACTTCGGCTTCGCGGGGTGATTTCCTCCCTTGACATGGGAGCCGAAACCTCGTAGGGTGGGGGCACCAACAGGAAGGATTTCCTATGAAACGATACGACGTTTGGTTCGACAAGATCAACGAAGTCGCCTGGTCCTTCAAGTCTCTGCCGAACGCGCTCGATGCTGCGATCAGGGGGCCGTACCTGGTCACCGAACGTGTCCATATCGGGGACCCGAGACTTGAGTTCGTGGAGGACTTAGCGGAGACGATTTCCGACGATCCAGTGATGAGCCAGCTCATTAAGGAGGCCCAAATCGCGATCGAGGAGGCTGAGGCTCTTGACTTCTACCGCAGCCATTGATCGAGCTCGTCGTCTCCTGACCGCACGATCCGAGCGGGACAAGCAGCGCCGTGTCGGGCCTTCGGGTCTCGGCAAATGCTGTGATCTTTGTCTCGGTGAGGATTTAATGGGCATCAAGCGCCCCGGTGAGAACGAGAAGACGCCCATCGCCCCGCTGCTCGGGACGGCGTTTCACCTGCTGTGCGAGAAGCGCAGTCGCGACATGGAGCAGGAGGCCGAAGTCCTCGTGGAGCAACCGGTCCATGTCGGTGATGTTGGTGGATACGGCCCGATCAAGGGGACGCTCGACAGGTTCGACATCGAGGGGGCGGAGGTGATGGACTGGAAGCTTGTCTCCTTGAAGAAGCGGGATGTGTTCCGACGGTTGTACTGCAAGGCCACTCGGGACGGTTTCGACTCCATCATCGAGGACTACGGAGCAGCGCAGTTCCTTCAGTACTACATCCAACTCTGCCTGTACGGGAAGGGTATGGAAGACCTGGGTTACGAAGTGGGCACTGTCACATTGCTGCTCCTGCCCCGGGACGCCACGATTCATGTGGTCGAGTCCGAGTTCACTGCCCTGTCGATGCTCTACGACAGGGACCTCGCCATCTACGCTCTGGGGCGCGCGGGCTTGATCTACAAGAGAGCCAAGGAGAGTGACGATCTGATTACAACTCTTGACAGTGCGCCCGAATGCTTCTACTGTAGTAAGTACAGACCGATCCACTACATGAAAGGTTGAGATGCGTCACGCACGACAGAACCACCGACGTCCCGACAAAGACGACTGGCTCCTCATGATCGGTGAGGGCATCGTCATCGGAAGCCTCATCTTCGCCGGGGTAGTCACTCTGATCCTTGGACCCGTCATCTTCGGGAGCTGAAAACTGATGTCAACATTCAATGACCTGTTCAAGAAGTCGGGGCTGAGGGAGGTGCAGCCCGAGGACCTCTCCACGTTCTCGCTCCTCCTGTTCGGCCTGGCTGGTACGGGGAAGAGTTCGCTCGCGGCTACAGCCTCGAAGTGTGAGGACCTGGCGCCAGTACTGTACATTGACTTCGAGAACGGAACCATGCCGCTGGGCCAGTGGGGCGACCTCGACAAGACAACCATCATCCACTGTGACTCGTGGAACGACTGCGTCAAGCTCTTCGAGAACGTGATCAAGCCCTCGATCGACAAGGGCGAGTTCCCGTTCAAGACTGTGGTGATCGACACTCTCGACCAGCTTCAGGAGCTCGTGGTCAACCACTTTCAGACCATCAACCCGAAGGACACCTTCGCCGCATGGGCCGCTGCCTACGAGGCGCCACGCTCCATCATCAAGGCCCTGTCGGATGCCAAGGGCGTGTCGTTCATCGCAATCACGCACGCGGAGCGGGAGACCAACGAGGTCACCGGTGCTACGCTCGTGAGCCCTTCGTTCGAGGGTAAGAAGTCCATCCGCAAACTCCCGTCCATGTTCGACTTCGTCGGATACATGTCCTGGGTTGACACGCAGGACGAGAATGGGGAAGATGTGCTCGTGCCCGCGCTGTTCACTCAGGAGAAGTCCACACTGACCAAGCAGCGCATCACCGGATTCCCTGAGGCCATCGGGAACCCGACCATGTCGAAGTTCTACAGCTTCATCAAACAAGCCCTGAACAAGACGAACTGACCAACAACAACAGAAAGAGAACCATCATGCTGTCTATCAATCTCTCCGACATGGACGTCGCCCGTGAGGGTGGTGCCTTCGAGCTCATCAAGCCCGGCAAGCACCACGCCTACGTCTCCAGTGTCGAGGTCACCGAGTCCAAGTCCAGCGGAAAGCCGATGCTCGTCGTCGAGTGGACCGTTGACGGGGACGACACCGAGGCTGGTAAGACCGTGATCGATCGCACGGTCTTCACCATCAAGAGCAAGCGAACCGGCAAGGAGCAGATCCACTTCAACCTACCCAAGTACTTCGGTGCTGCTGGTCAGTGGCCGAGCAACCCGGCTGAGCTCAAGGCCAAGCTCTCCCCCGCGCAGATCGACAGCACCGTGCAGGCTGTCGAGGAGGGCCTGGAGGGTGTTGGGGCCACGCTCGATATCGCCGTGGACGAGGGCCGCAAGCGCTTCGACCAGAACGGTCAGCCCGTCTACAAGACGGACGAGAACGGTGAGCCTCTCACTGACGAGAGCGGGAACTTCATCCAGGACACCTGGAACCCGTCCAACTCGGTGAAGCGCCTGAACTTCGACCCGAAGAAGACGTCTTCCGCCAAGATCACGCTCATGTAACGATCGCCTGATACGCTAGCAGCCCTCGACAAAACAGTTGGGGGCTGCTAGCGTTATCGGTAACAGAGAGCCGCTTCAGCGAATCGAGGTTAATCTTGTGAGCCAAATACAACAGTTCTTCGAGCGTGTCCTCCCGGATGACGAGGGGTGGGTACCCATCATGAGCTTGGGCCCCGGTGGTGGGCTGTCCCGATGCCAGTGGTACCACTGGCCCACGGAGGCCGAGAAGTTGTGCGAGTGCGTCGAGGGCATGTCCGACAAGGATGTCTATTGGTCACCCATGCTCTTCAGTCGCCCATCTACTTTGTCGGCCTCACGTCATGCGACGAAGAGCAACGTGAAGCGACTGGCCTGCGTTTACGCCGATCTGGATGGTCTTCATCCGGACGACCTGTTCCTGAAGCCGACCGTGCTCGTGAAGTCCAGCCCCGAGCACTACCACGCCTACTGGCGGCTGTCGGACTACCGCGAACTGGAGAACCTCGACATCGAGCAGCTCAACCGGGGGGTCTACCAGACGCATGCCGACACGGGCGTGGATCGCGGGTGGCCGTTGGCGAAGAAGCTTCGCGTACCCGGGACCATGAACACGAAGCCGAAGTACGGGCTGCCGACCCCAGTGTCCGTCGAGTTCAATGAGAAGGACTCGTACACGTTCAAGGAGTTCACTGCGGAGTACTCTCCGGCATCGACCCCGAAGGTCGAACTCCTTATGGATATGCCTGAGATCGATCCGGATAGCGCTCTCGCGATCGTCAACGGCACGGAGGACAACCGGATTATTGCGCTGTACGCGGATGACCCGTCGCCCATGGACGACTGGTCGGCTCTCATGTACTCCCTTGAGTGCTCTTTGTTCGAGGTGGGCCTCGACCTGGCTTCTGTTTTCACGGTTGTGCAGGACGCGGGCTGCAATAAGTACAAGCGGGACGGGCGCCCGGACAGCGATCTGTGGGTTCAGATTCAGCGCGACAGGGCCCGTTGGGAGGACGACCAGAAGCTCCAGGTCGAGCTCGCTGACACGATCGCCGTCGAGGCGATCAGCGGATTGGAATTCCCCCTCCCACAGATGCAGGATGAGCGGGATGGATTGTTCTGGGGTAAGGTGCGCCTACTCAACAAATATGATAAGCCGGTAAATGACACGGTGGTGGACTCCCTCGCTCAGTACATGAGCGAGATGTCGTCGCGCACATCCACCCAGTTCAATTATGCGGCAGCCCTGTCGATTCTCTCAGCGGTATTAGGATCAGACATCCGAGTCCGCACATCGTTCGGCAGGCTGAGCTGCAACCTCTACACAATGCTTCTGGGGCGCACGACTCAGGACAAGAAGTCCACGACGGCGAGTTACGTGAAGCACTTCCTCCGCCGTGTCGGCGCTGAGTTCAACACGGAGTTCATCGGTCCGGAGGACCACACACCCGAGGCACTGGCCCAGTACTGCGGGGAGAGGCCCGGGGAGTCCGTACTCGTGATCCTCGACGAGGTGCAGGACTTGTTCGCCCGCGCCATGCGCAGAGGATCGTACATGGACGGCGAGATCGGGTTCCTCACAAAGGCATACGACGGTTACATCCCCTCACTCGCCCGTAAGCAGAAAGAGAGCAAGTACCGCAAGGAGACACCGTTCTCCCTATCGATCCTGTGCATGGGGATTCTCGACCAGGCTGCCGGGAACCTGAAGGTCGAGAAGATCGCTTCCGGGTTCATTCCCCGGTGCCTACCTGTGCTGCCCGAGGACATGGAGTTCGATCCGACAAGGGCCATGAACGATTTCACCGTTCTGTCGAATTCGGATGACGAGACCCTCAGACGCCAGGACAACGCGTTCAACCTGAATCTGCGCCTTCTGACACTGGCCAAGCACTATTGGCACCAGGAGCGGGAGTCCCTGGAGCCTTTCACGGTGGAGGGCGAGGACGCTCGGGCACTCATTGCCTTTGACAAGAAGGCCCTGGACCGCATCAAGGATGCGGGCAACAAGTGCGCGGTCCTGGCCGACAGGCACCCGCTGTACCGCGAGTACCTGACTCCATGCGCGATGCGCCTCGGCCTGTCGATCCTCCGTATGGCCGCCCTGATCGCCGCTGCCGAGCAGCAGCACACGGTTCAAATGCGGCACGCGGTGAAGGCGATCGAGATGGCGGAGATTCACCTCAAGGCCTTCGAGGTCTTTGTCGCATACGCCGCGGATTCTGACATAAGTCGCGACGTCTCCCAGATCGAGGCCTATCTGGCAACCCGCCCCAACCAGACCGCTACGAAGGATGAGGTTCTGGGCTACCTCCTCAGACGGATCGACAGCACCAGGCGGGCGGATGAGATCGTTGATGCTGGTATGCGCATGGGGCGTCTCAAGACGAATGTCATGAAGTCGAAGGGGAAGAGGATCACCTTGATCGCCTTGAGGCAACGAGATCGGGACTGAACACGAAGAACCCCGGGTTGCGGCCCGGGGTTCTCTCTGTGTACTATACATATGTACCGACCAGCGAGGAGAGAACCGTGCAGATACAGGTACCAGATGTCAACAGCCTGACGGGAGAACAGTTCACCGCGCTCCAGCAGGCAAAGAAGGAGGCGGGCATCGAGGGCCCGATCGAGGTCACCGATCAGACCACGCCTGGCAACAGGTTCACCGTGGGAGCCTTCGGGGCTCCGGGCACGTGGGTGCTCGACCAGCTCGACAGGGCGGCGAGGACTGAGGGTCGCTCGCAGAACTCCTACGGGTTCGAGAATATCTTCGATGGGACCGAGCTCCATTTGGACATCGAGACCTACTCGACTGTCGATCTGAAGAAGAACACTGTCTATCGATACGTCGAGGATGAACACTGGATGATCCTCGTTTGTTCATGGTGTGTAGGTCAAGGGGACATCCACACCGCGTTTGGACATGAAGAGATCAAGGCGATCCCGGGGCTGTTCGATCCTACAGTGAAGAAGATCGCCCACAACAGCGACTTCGAGCGGATCAACTTCAGCGCGCTGAAGGGTCTCCCTGTCGGCACGTACATCGACCCCGAGGAGTACATCGACACGGCCGTGCTTGCCTCGCTGTGGGGCTATCCCCGATCCCTGAAGGGCTTCTGCAAGGCTGTGGGAGGTGAGGCCAAGGATGAGGCCGGCGGACGGCTCATCAATATGTTCTCCGTGCCCAACCGAAAGGGCGGGAGGACGCTACCCGAGGAGCGCCCCGCGGACTGGGCAGCCTACGTCGAGTACAACCGACAGGACGTCATCTCCATGAGGGACAACATCTACAGGCTCGGCAAGGGGTTCCCGTCCGGGGAGGAGTACGAGGCCTGGATCACCGCCACAAGGATCAACGACCGCGGGATCAAGATCGACACGGCGCTGGCTAGTGCCGCCCATCGTCAGTACGAGGCCAACAAGAAGGGGGACCTGGCCCGGGTCAAGGAGATCACCGGACTGGACAATCCGAACAGCGTTCAGCAGTTCAAGGGTTGGCTCGCCGATCAGGGTTTCGAGATGGAGTCGATCGACAAGGCGCATGTCGCGGAGCTTCTGGAGCGCGATGATCTCCCGGACGAAGTGCGCGAGGCTGTGGAGCGCAAACAGTTGGCGGCCTTGTCGGCGGCGACCAAGTACGTCATCGCTCAGGGCTCGACGAACTCTGACGGTCGGTTACGTGGGACGATCAAGTACAGCAATGCAAACACGGGTCGTATGACGGGCGTCACACTGAGCCCACACAATCTACCCCGTGATCACTTCACGAACGCCGATGGTGAGCACGACACCGAGGCCGAGCAGGCCGCGATCGACAAGTTGTTGGCCGGCGGGCACGTAGGCTCGGAGGACCTCAAGAAGCTCGTTCGCCCGCTGCTAGTGGGTCCTTTCACCGTGTCGGACTACAGCGCCATCGAGGCGCGCCTCACCGCATGGGCAGCTGGTGAAGATAGTGTCTTGGAAGCTTTCCGCGAAGGAAAGGACATCTACGTTGCTACCGCAGAACGTATGGGTGGTGAGAAAGCTGGGTTCGATCGGCAACGCGGGAAGGCAGCAACATTGGGCTGTGGTTTCGGAGGAGGCGCAGGGGCACTACTCAATCTCGGAGGAGCCAAGATTTATCCGAAGGGCACACCCGAGGATGCGATCTGGGCAGGCCTCACTTCGTTGGTTGAAACCTGGCGCGTCGCCCATCCGCACATCGTGTCTTGGTGGAAGCAGGTCCACACCGCATTCGACAAGGGCGGCCCCGCGTCACAACGAATCCCTGTGGATGTCGAGATCGTGGGCAACGACCGCTACGTTTGGCTCCCGTCGGGTAGGGCGCTCGTCTACCACAATTGCAAGCGCGAGTACGTGCAACCCAAGGACCGAAACGGTAAGCTGCTACCCTATCGTCGGCGCGCCTGGGTCTGTGATGCTGTGGTGGGCAATGGTACGCAGCGCCGCATTGTCGGAGGGCCCACACAGGTCGAGAACATCATTCAGGCTATCGGTAGGGACCTGCTCACTCACGCGCTCGTCAATGTCGAGCGGGCCGGGTTCCGCACGGTCACGCATGTTCATGATGAGATCGTTACCGAGACTACTGGCGGTTTGACCGTTGAGAGACTATCCTCGCTCATGTGCGACCTACCGGACTGGGCAGAGGGGCTGCCAGTCGAGGCGGCCGGTTACACGACACAGAGATACCGGAAGGACTGACCATGAACTACCCCGCTCACCCTGACGACAACCTCGTCGAACGATTCGTCCGTCCACGCCCACGCACCTGCTGGGCCGTCAAGATCGAGAAGCGCTCCATCGAGGCGGCCCGCACTGTCTCCCGCCGTTACGGTGTCAGCCTCCGTGATCCTGAGTTCTTCTACGGGCAGTGGATGGTGATCTGGCCCGACAAGAACGTCGAGTTCTACTCCGACAAGGACCTGGACGCCACCTTCGAGACGGAGCACCTCTGATGCACCTCCCATTCGCGGTGGACCGCTTCATCGCCGTCCTGGAAGACAACTACAATCTCGCCACCACCGATGCCGGGCGCGACCAGGTCGTTGCGGACGCCTGCCGACTATGGGCCATCTGGCAGCCCGTACCGCCCGCATCAGCCGCGATCTCACAGTGGATCAACGAGCACAAGAAGGAGAACCAATGAAATTCAAGACGCAACCACAAGCACTCGGCTCGCTCAAAATCGGCGAGAAGGTGCTCATGCCTGTCGAGCTGGCGGCCACTCTCATCGACATCGAGCCGCCCAACGACAAGGGGCTGTGCAAGGTGACGTGGGTGTTCCCCGAAGTCAACGTCCGATTCCACACATACAGCACCCGGTATACGTCAGTGAACAAGGTGACTGGAAAGGAGGAGACTGATGAATGAGCGCATCCTGGCTGTCGATGCCGGAGTCTCCACAGGCTGGGTCCTGGGTGAGCAGCCCAGCAACCCGTACTCCGAAGGCTCTGAGATTCTCGACTTCGGCCAGTTCAAGTATGATCGCTGGGAGGACACGGTCACCGAGCTTCTCACCAAGTTCACGTCCGAGCCGACCACCCTCGTCATCGAGCAGTTCGATCTGCGGCCCAACAACAAGTTCCGTGCGGACCTCACCACCGTCAAGGTCAACAGCGCCCTGTCGTACTGCGCTACAGCATGGGGCCCGAATGTCCGCCTCATCTGGCAGACCCCGGGACAGGCCAAGGGCGTCATCACCGACAAGGCGCTCAAGGCTCTGGGCTTCTGGCCCACCGGCAAGACCGTCGGCTGCCCGGACGCCGACGACGTGCGCGATGCGGCACGACACTTCTACTACTACTCGATCAAGACGTGCCACGATGCCAATCTGGCGGCACGGATGGGATGCCGTCATGTCAACTAAGCTCGACACATTCCACAAGATTTGCGATCAGGAGTTCGGATCCGAGACGGGACAGGAGAAGATCGACATCGAGGGACTTCCATACGGCTACCGCTACGATTTCAACATCGTGGACCTGCCGTGCTTCATCGCCATCGACTACAAGACAGACGATCTTGTCGGCTGCGTGTGGTTCAACGGCTACGCCTTCGCTCGTAAGACTCGGTGTGTCGTTACGGACGTCGATGTCCCCGAGATGATTCGACAGATGCGCATCGTCCAATACGGGCTCTCTGAGTTCGCCGTTGAGCCCGAGACCTACAGCACGGGCCCTGACTACGACATCGTTGGTACCTGGAGCGCTCACAAGAGCGGCATGGTAATCGACGACTACATTCGTGTCAATGAGCACGATGCTGTTTGTGCTGGCGCTGGCTACGCAAGAATGCCGTTGCAGCAGATGGTCTCCGACTCAGAGCCCGCACCCGAGCAGAAGACCGACGTCGTCAACGCACCGGAGCACTACTCGTGGCTGGGCGGTGCCCTGTCGAAGCAGGTCGAGAACGTCAGCGATGTCGAGGTCTTCCACGTGCTCATGGCAGCGTTCGACAAGGACCCGCTTCTGTGGCAGGTCGGCAAGTATCTGCTCCGGGCAGGACGCAAGGACGACAGGAAGCAGGACCTTGAGAAGGCGAGGTGGTACCTGGACAAGGCCATCGAGAACTGATACACTGGGCCCGTCAGGCAGTTGAATCGTGTTGACCGCTTGTTAGTTTGCATGAGAAGACCCCCTAGTTGCCGCTAGGGGGTCTTCTTGTTATTCCTCGTCGAGCTCGGCTTCGAGCTCAGTGACGCGCTTGTGGAGCCTGGTCAGCTCGTCGGAGTACTGCTTGAGCAGGGAGTCCTTGGCCTTGATGATCTCAGCCCAGGTTTCAGTGTCCTGCTTGGACTTCTGGAGCTCGGACTCCCGAATGCCCCGCTTCCTGTCGGCTAAGACCTTCATGATCTGAGGAATGGAAGCAGCAAGAGCTGTGCAGAGCGCAACGACAGATGTAATTGTGGCGCTCACCTCAGGGCCTCCGCTCGATCGCATCCTTCGCGTCCTGGACTGAACGAGCACGTTTCACCGCAGAGTGGAGGACGTTCCACCGCGCAACCAGGAAGAACCACAAAGCCCACAGTAGGAGCGCATGAGGTCGGGACCCAGGGCCGTTCAGGGCTATGATACCGCTGGCCGCCATGAAGCCTAGGAGTGGTGTCAGAGCTACGTACTCGAACTGCGACAGGCGCCGGAGGACGAAGATCATAGCGAACAAAGCCGTGACGAAAATCCCCAGGAACAGCAACATGTGGTAGTGCAGCGCGAGTTCGGGGATGTCCATGAAGTGCCGGGGCCCATGCAGCCGCGAGATGGCGTAAGCCGACAGGGAGCCGTACGACAGGGCGCGGGAGAACCTGTCGAGGTGCCGCTGCCACGGCGGGGCGGAGACATAGGCGCTCATTTGATCCACCCGTAGATGACGTAGTTCGTTGTGATGAGATGACCGACGATGCCACGGGGAACGATGATCCTGATCCGCTTGATCGTGCCATCCTTCTCCGCGAACTGGTGCCAGTTGTTGTTGTCGGCCGAGAAGGCTCCCGGCCACTCCTCCGCGTTACCGTTGGTGATCAGGGTCACCGCGACGCCCGTGTAGGTGTTCTTCAGCGGCAGGTAGGCGAAGGCGGAGTCCGTGGTCTGGTCGTTCCCGTAGTAGGACCACTCGGTGATCCTCAGGACGGAGACGCCCATCTCCTGTCGGAACTTCGACTCCTCACCCTGCTGACCCCACAGAATCTTCCCGTAGCAGGGCGTCGCCGGGGTGAAGGTCTCATTACCATTCACCATCCACGAGGCGATGGAGTCGCCGTTCATCTTCCAGGCGGCGCCATCCCAGGTGATGAACTTGCCGTTGTTCTTCAGGTAGAAGAGGAACGGGTTGTCCCCCGTCGGCTTGAGTCCTGTGCGCTCCAGCTCCATTCGCTTGGTAGTGGCGCCCTGGATATTGGTCACACAGTAGACTCCGTTGTACCGGAGGTTCTGGATGGCATTCGACACGGAGTTCATGCCCAGGTTGAGGAAGTTCTCCCAGGTGTTGACCGTGTCCTCGGAGGAGTACTTGTAGACTCCGTTGCTGTCTATTGCTCCCACCTCGGCAACCCTTCTATGAATCTCTCTGAGAAGTCGTACTTATTGATGGCGTCCTCTTCAGTGCATTCTGCGTCCATCTTAGCCGCCCAGGGTATCCTTCGGGCAGCCTTGACCTGCCAGGAGAACCAGGTACCCGCGTCGCCCTTGACCTTGAATCTGCCGTCTTCGACAGGGCCGAGAACTTTCACGCCGTTCGAGGTGAATATCGACGTCGGAACATCCGCATCATGCAGCTTGTCGAAGTACTCGGGGAGCTCGACGGTCATCTCCCCGTTCTCGGGAAGCGTGGCGTTGTCCCAGTACTCGATCCCGTTGTGGGGCGACTCGGTGCAGGTGTAAACCAGAACATGGTCGTCCTTTGTCGGGTGGCGAATGACGAAGCTCTTCCCCTGATCCGAGCTGATACGGCCAGTAGCGCGGAGACTACCATTGATCAGGGTCTTCCGGAAGACGTTATCCTCGTTGCCCCCTGCTCCCCAATCGTTCTGAGTGATCGGGAATCGTGACCGGATGTACGAATCAATGTACACCGAGTACCCGGCAGAGGCGTGGATGTGCAGGTCACCGTCGCAGAGGATGTCAGAGCGTTTACCCCCGGTGGTCAGATGGAACATCCACTTCGGGGTCGAGCCCCTGTAGTTGCCCGCGGCGTAGAAGTGGGTGGGTGACATCAACAGGTTCGACAGGGGCGTATTGCTGTTCTCCTGCCGTGTGGAGATAGCAAGGTCCGCCCCCGACTGCCGGATGTAGGACCAAGTCGGGGTCCCGACCGCGTTGAACCCGCCCAGGTACAACTGGCCCGGGCTGAGCTGGGAGAAGTAGCGGTTCCCGTCGGTGAACTGCCGACCGTACAGGGACAGCACAGGATCGTCGATACCGATGACACCCAAGGCAAGGATGGGCTGCTCCGTGGTGGGGCTGAACGCGGAAATGCCGATGACCTCGCGGGTGAACTCCTGGGACTCGTTCTTGAATGGCACAGCCTTGGAGCGCCCGAACCTCATGTCCTGGCGCGAGGTCTCCGGGTCGAGGAGGAAGTCCCCACCAATAAACCGCCCACCGATGAAAGTCTGACCCCGCAGCGTGTCAGCGTCGAACAGGGACGCCTTCAAGGTACCCGTGGTGATCTTCGACGCGCTGATGGAGTCAATCACCGCGCTGTCGGCCGTGATCGAGCCCGCCGCGAGCTGGGCAGCGGTAATGGAGCGAGCCGCGATACGCTGACCATTGATGAACCCAGTGGTGATCTTCCCCGCGTCGAGGCTCTTGATGATGCCCGACTCCGCTGTGATGGAACCGGTCTGCAACTTCTCAGCCGAGATCGAGTTCGCCGCGATGTGGTCACCGCGAATCGTGTTCGCCTCGATGAGCTCCCCGGTGATCTTGTTGGCGACAATGGACTTCGCCTGGAGAATTCCGGCCCAGATGGTGTCGGCAACGACCTTCTGGATGTTGGCTGTTCCTGCGGTGAGCTTACCGACATCAAGGGAGGAGATCATACCATCAGTGAGGCGCTGCTGTATCCACTCCAGACCGTTCCACTTGTACTCAACAAGGATGGAACCTGTCGTCTTCTCACGACCGCGGGCAGTGTCTCCGGGATTGTAACCACGGAGGGGCGGGTAGCCTGAACCGTCGTAGTAGAAAACCCGTCCCCCGTCCTGTCGCACCATGGCGAGGATATCGTTCCGGGTCTGGTCCGCGTGAGCCGCGATGTTGTAGGCCTCGGGGTCCTGGTTCCTATCGACCTCGACCCACTCCGCTCCGTTCATCCCGTGCACGACTTTCGAGTTGTGCGCGGTGGGGCTCCAGCCCGGGAACAGATCGGGGCCCGGAGTCGTCTTGTCCCCGGGCCACGTTATGTACTCGTACGAACCCATAGGATCACTTGATCCTGATGATGTAGTTCAGAACGATGTACGGGGGCATGTTATTGTGCGGACGGCTCCCGCCGGTGTCAGAGGCCGAGAGCTTACCGAGGGAGCCCTCGGAGGAGCCCGAGGCGATGTTCCACTGGTTACCACCAGATACATTCGATCCCCAGATGCCCATGTCGCGCCAGTTCGCGACGTTCGGGTTACCGATGTCGTGACTGTGACGCGGCATCTCGTCGAGGGACAGGGTGTGCTGAGCCTCCCCGCCGAGGTTGTTAAGATTGACGAACTGCGCGTTGCCCTGGTCCCTGGTGACGATGACACGACCCTTAAGGTCAGGGAGCTTGAAGAAGTTGCCCGAGGCCCCGTAGATGTTCTGGATCACCGAGTACAACTGAGGGTACACCGTGCGATCCATCTGTCGCCCGTCACAGAGAGCGAAGTTGTCCGGAGCCGTGACACCGGACCACGCAAGGATGGCACCGACAGGAACGAGGGGGCCAGAATCCATGCGCCCTACGTAGAACTGCTTGATCCCGTCGATGATCTTACCGAGTTCCGTCGCAGCCTTGAGCTCATCCAAGCGCTGCTCCAGCGCCTTGAGCGCGGTGGTGGTGGCGAAGAGGTTGTTAGCCTGCTGCCAATGCTGGGCCTCCGTTTTCGTCACATCGTCGGCAGCCTTCTGCGCCTTATCGATCGCGGCCTTGTTCTCAGTGACCTTGGCCACCGCGGTATCGGCATTCTTGGACGCTGCGACGAGACCGTCCTCGACCTTGTTCAGCTTGACAGCGGTGATGGGTGTGGCTTGCGCGCCTTCACCATCGACCCAGTTCGCATTCCGATCGTAAGGCATCAGTCTTCCTTTCCGGCCTTCCTCATGCGGAACAGTTTACCGTCGGGAGACATCCATACAGAAGTATTAACGATACCCTTCGAAGGCGGGTAGGGCGATGTGAGAACCTGCCCCTCGATGCGCTTGAACGTATCAGCAACACCCTGGCTGGCCTGGGCGAGCCGGGCCTGGAGGTTGTCGTTGTTCGTCATCTCGACGCCCATGAGCCACACGTTGTTGGCCAGTGACGACAGACCGTCGATCCAGGGGACCACCACGTTCTCCCGATTGTTGGGGTCGTAAGCCGCAACGATGGTCGTCTTGAAAACGTGTGGCTGTCCGTCAGGAGGAACCACGAAGATATTCGGACTCGGGTTGACATTGCGCTTCCACGCGTTGTCGGAGTAGAAGTCGAAGCCCACCTGGAACTGAGCAGTCTGAGTGGACTCATTCCTCAATGAGAACGCGAACGTGTACGTATCGTTCTTCGTGGCACGCTTCACCTTCGATGGAAGGATCAGCAGGCGACGAGCTGCGCCCGCCGTGTCACCGCCAACCCAGTGGTACCGCCCCGGATAGTTGGTCTCGATCCGCCAGTTCGACGGCGTCGCGGCCGTGGTCCAGGCGACAGGGAACGTGGCGTCCAAGATATCCGAGGTCCCCGAGCGGAGGCGCTCCAGCGCAGCACGATCCTCATCCGACATGGAGGTCTTAGGTGTGACATCCACGAAGTCCTGACGAGACTGGTCATAGGAGTACATCCTGTAGCCGTCGTCCGTGTCGAACCACAGGTCGCCCTGCTTACGACCCTGGAGCGTGGGTTTCTCAGGAGTGTAGAAGATGGTGTTCTTACCATCTGCGCTCTTCTGGGCGTTCTCCGCAGCAAGCTTGGCCGCGGTGGCCATGTCCTCGATGTCCTGGGCCTTCTTCAGGGCCTTGCTCGCCTCGGTCTGCGCCTGAGCAGCTTTCTGCGCGGCCTCGACGATGTCGGGGTCCTTGATCTCGACCCACTTGTCTGTCGCCTTGTCGTAGCGGTATGGACGATTCTTCCCGTCTGCCGTGTTGATCCACAGGTTGCCCTCGACACGGTCGGCTCCGGCAGGCTCATTGGGCGAGACAATTACACGACCGTCACTGCCGGCCTTCTCCTTGATGTCCTTGATCTGCTTCTCAAGGTCGGCCTTGGTCTTGTCGTACTTCTTGTCGGCCTCATCAGCGCGCTTCTGAAGCTGGACGACACCATTGTGAGCCTCCTCCAGATTGTCTGACAGGGACTTGGAGAGGTTCTTCAGATCAACAGCGCCCTCGCCCAGCGTGCCCGTTCCGTAGGTCTGCCTGACCCACCGCCCGGCCATGTCGAGCTTGAAGTTCTCGGCTTTGTCGCCGACGCGCTTCATGGAGGCCTTCTCCCAGCGCCAGATCTCAGTGACGTTGTTCTTGTCACCGACGTAGACGTACCAGACCGCATTGGGGTGGAGTGGGTAGTCGGGCTTCTCCTTCTGCACCCCGGGGGTGCGGTTCACCGGCGGGCGGGGGGACCAGGTCACCGCGTCCTGGGCGAGGCGCGACACGCGCTCGATCGCCTCGGTATCGTCGAGGCGATCACGCATCTTGGCCAGCTCGCCGGCCATGGGAGCCCAGCGGTTGGCCGCGTTGTTCGCGGTGGCGACGGCATCACCTGTGCGCTGCTCCAGTCGGTTGATCTTGCGCTCGATTGCGCAGGTCCAGGACTGCGTCTGCTTCGAAACGTTCGGTGCGGGGTACAGGTGCCCCTCATAGTCCCGGCTCATAGAATCCCCCTGTCGCTGATCTCTCTGAGAGTCTGACCACCCCCGGAGAGCATTCGAACCTTCGGGTAGACGCGCTGAACGTCACCCAGTGTCGTGTCTCTCGTAGCGGTCAACTGAGCATTATTATCCGACAGGGACGCGTTCGATACTCGCCACCAGTGCCCATCTTGCTTGTACCGAACCCCTGCGAGGCGGCCGAAAACTTGACGCTCACCGTTGGGTTCGGTGTCCCGGAGCGGGTTTACGCCCTGCCAGGTCGCGTTCAAGGAGTGCCCACTGTACTGATCAGCGGTCCACTGGGCAGCTCGGTAGGCCTGGGTGCGTGTGGTTATGCACTGATTGTCAATCGTCTGCTCCTCGTCCGTCCCAGGCGTGCCGGTGTGGAAGGGGATGGTCTCGATATCGACGTAGGTGCCGTTCTCCCCGAGCAGGAACAAGCCGTTGTAATCTGTCTTCCCGTCAGACTCGCAGATGCGGAAGGGGCTGAGTTCCTCGAACAGCATGCCGGTGACAATAACATCGACAGAACGCTTGTCCTTGTTAAGGCGCACTTCGAGGCCCCCACCCATGTCCTGCCACTGAGCGGGGGTGATCGCCTTGTTGTCCTTCCCGACGACCATGTAGATGCCGTTAGGCGTGTTCTGGTTGTCCACCAGTGGGGCCTTGTTGACAACAGGGATCGCCATGACCTGACGGGGCTGTCGCACGGACGACACCTCACAGGGGAGCTGGAGCGTGGTCACCGTCTGTTCCCCTGCATTCACCGTGATCACGGGAGTGTCGGTCTGTCCGAACGTCGTCTTGGCATCCGGGTAGAGCAACGGTTTCGGGGGCCAGATCACATCGTGTCGGAATGCCATTCGGTGGTAGATATTCACGTCAATGTTCTTCACCCTCTGCGAAGAACTTATCGTGAGGTTGTAGCCCGAGGTCACATCGTTCACGTACATGATCCGGTTGCGGAGCGGCTGGAACCGAAGCCTGCCAACCTCCCACGACATGTCGATCTCGTTGGCACTGAGCCACTGCTTCATGGCCTGCCACACGACGACACGCTGGGCAGGGATATCGTACTTCTCCTTCAGGAGCGCTTGGTCGATCTCCAGCGAGTACTGCGAGCGTTTGATCCCCACGGCGTTGAAGAACATCTCGATAATGGCCTCGAACGGCTGACCCGTCAGGCTGGGGATGGTGCCCGCCTGGACGAGTGCCGACAGGGGCGAGCCGCCGGTGAGAGTCCAGCCCGACTCGGTTCCCTCAATGTCTGTGATGCGGAACTCGGTCGATCCATACTCGTTCGAGATCACGGTCATGCTCTGACCGAGCATCGACATTAGACCTGGCTGATATCCGATGCCCTGCACCTGCATCTGGGGGACTCCGGAGTCCGAGGCACCTCTGTCGAGCGATGTGGCATCCTCGGCGACGGACCAGGAGGAGACCGTGGAGTTGTCAACCCCGGTGAACCTCACAGCCATGGCCAGACCTCTTTCACCGAGAACTCAACCTTGTGGAACCTCTTGTTGGACTCGACCTGGATCGAACCTGGATCGACCATCATCGTCGTGAACCCCATCGGCGGTGCGTAGGACGTGATGTCCGGACCCGCGCCGAGGCGCTGCTGGTAGGACGTGTTCTTCACATGCAGGTCGCAGATGAGAACCTGAGTGTCCGGACTCCAGGCGTCCTGGTCGATGTGCAACCACGGCCCAGCCTTTACGGCGTCCGCTGGCACTATCCAACCGCCGGACCACTGGGCCCAGCCGTCACCGAGCTCGGAGCGCTTCTGGAGTCCGACATCGGTGAGTCCTGAAGAGCCGTTCGCCTTGAGGTACCTCACACCGCCCTTGAAGGCTTTCGAGCCTTTGAGGACCTTCGCTTTCACCTCGATGTCGATCCTGTCCCCGCCCTTCAGGGCCGAGTAGTACTCCTCGGGGATGTAGTGGTCCCGGACGTTCAGCAGCCGAGCATTGCCGACAGGGGCGCGCTCGCTCGTGTCCTCACCGATCAGCACACCCCCGGGGCTCATCTCCGGGTTGGTGAACAGCGACCAAGGAGCGTGTGGGTCAAGGTCCGAGTAGCCGGACCCCGCGTCGAGAACCCCGCGAATCCAGTGCAGAAGGCCCGATCCGTTGGCCTCCGCGGGTTTGATCGTGATAGTCGCACGCTGCACCGAATCCGTGTCGTTTGGCACGATCTTCGTCTCGTACGGAGGTAGCGGAGAGCCGTCCTTGAACACGAACTTCTGGGTGTCGTCCCCGACGGTCTGCACATAGAAAGTGTAACCCGGTGGGATCAATATGGTCTCCGTGTAGGAGGCCGGGGATGTCGTGGCCTTGCCCGTCATTCGCAGTGCGAACTCCGGACCGTCGCCGGACCTTGTATCCATCTGGGCGAGCACCGTGCCGTCCTTAGCAAAGGCGATAGGCGACAAGGTGTCCACCAAAAGGAACGGCTTCCCGAGGAAGGGCGACAGGACGTTGATATCCGGTCTGTTCAGACAGTCCACGTACCGAATAGGGTTCGAGCCCGCTGTCGAGATCAGATCCATAAGAGCCACGTAGTCCGCCGGGGACATCACGTTCCAAGAGAGCTTGTACGCCTTCGCGGAGAATCGGGAGGGCGTCATCCCGTTCGCTCCGTTGACGAGTTGGGTGACCTGCCCCCAGGGCGTCGCTTGAATGGCGGCGTCCTTGGCAGGGGCCGGGAGAACGAGATTCTTGTTCCCGACTCCCAGTACGCATCGGTTGTCCAGGACTGCCATCAGTACGACCCCCTCTGTCCGTTAACCGCATTGTATCCGTTGACGGAGTTGGAGATCACGCGCCCATCGAGTGTGATCATGCTCGACATGGACCGAGCAAGCGCTGCGATGGTCCGGGAGGAGAGGTCCACTCCGCCGCGCGGAATACCTCCGCCAGAATACGACACGGACGGGGCATAGCGCCTGGCGTTGATCGCGTCGAACATCCCAGAGCCATAAGTCTCCACGGCACTGCGGTTGATGACGTACTCGCCGCTGCGGATCGCGAACAGGGACCCTGTCGGGTTCATCGCGAGCAGGTTGTCCGTGTGGTAGTTCCCTCCTGGGTTCCCGGGAATCATCCCACCTGCAGGACCGCCGCCGGCGAACCCGCCGATCGGGGCGCCCAGGGCGATTCCGACGCGGGACCGGATCGGACCGCCGTTGGCATAAGCCGGAATTTGGCCGCCATTGTGGAACCAGGACTTGACAGTGTTCCAGGCCGAGCCTACCTGCTGTGCGACGAACTGGACCGTGCGCGTGGCGGCCAGCTGGGAGAAGGACTGCATGACGCCCCAGTAGGAGCCCTCATCCTTCTTCGCTTCGAAGTTGGCCTTCCTGTTCTCGGCGACCTTGTTCAGAGCCTCGTTGACGGAGAGCTTCTTGCTGTCGTTCGTCTTGGGTTCGTACTCCGCGTCACGATCCTCAGCGGTCTCGTCGAGCTCCTGCTCCGTGTTACCCTTGTCCCCCTCGTTGACATCCGGCTTGTACTCGGCTTCCCGAGGCTCTCCCGTCTCGTCGAGCTCCTCCTTGGTCTGCTGGTTGTCGCCGTCATTGACTTCGGGCTTGTACTCGACGTCCTGATCCTCACCGGCGGCGTTCAGCTGCTCCAGTGCGGCGTTGTACGTCTCGTCATCGACATCGGAGTTATAGTTCGCCGTACGCTCCTGGGACAGGGCGTCGAGGTCCTCCTGGGTGAGGCCGAACATCTCCGAGTTGATCTCAGGAAGGTACTGCTTGTTCTCGGGCTTGGCGAGTTCTTCGAGATAGTTCTTGGTCTCGTCGAACTCCTCGTTCGCGGCGGTCGGAATGTACCGCTTGTACATGTCGAAGGCGATCTCCTTCGCCTCCGCGTTGAACCGGGCCTTACCAGTCTCGTCCATCTCTGGGATGTACTGAACCGGGCGCCCCTCCTTGTTAGCGTTGTCGCCGTTTGCCAGAGCGTCGAGCTCCTCCAACACGAAGCTCTTGGCGTCTCTAACGACATCGGGCTTGTACTCCGCTTCTCGGGGCTCGGCCATATCGTCGAGGGCTCCGCCGGTCTCCGCAGCGGAAGGCTCATCGAGCTCGGTCGGAATCTCCGCCGGGCCATAGTCGCCATTGGCGACGTCTTCAATGGCCTGCTGGGTCGCCGCAGCCGTGCCGTTGTCTGTGACACTCTCCTCGACAGAGCGGGGAACGTTCTGAATCGTAGACGCCAGGCTGTCGAACCCGCCAGCCAGTTCGGTGACCTCACCACGGTTGAAGCCCATCTGAACCGCCTGATTGATGAACTCCTCCTTGAGCTGGCGCGCGTAGGCTGCGACCTGCTCGTTGGAGGCGCCCGTGGCGGCATAGGCCTCGATCATCTCCATCATGGTGGACTGCAACTGCTTCAGCGCGGCCCTGTTCTCGATGGCAGCCTGCGTGTAGCCCTGAAGGGCGAACATACCCTTCTGAGCCTCCGCGATCTCCTTCTCCTTGTCGGCGATCTGAGACTTGGTGTCGTTGATGCTCTTGTTCGCCTTGTCGATGTCCGTCTGTGTGGACTTGATGCGTTCCTTGTCGCCGTACTTCTTCGCGATTTCATTGAAGTACGTGGCGTCGCGGAGTTGCTGCTGCTGCTCCGACAGGGTCGTGTTGAGGTCCTCGATCGATTTCCGGGCGTCCGCAATGGTCTTGCGGGCGTCCTCGATCTTCTTCCTCATCGTGTTGAGTTGCGCGTGGTAGTTGTCCTTCGCAGAGCGAGACTTCCACCACTTGTCCATGCTCTCCTTCATCGCGGTAGAGAGTCGCGACAGGAAGTCCTTGAAGAGCTCCGCGGGCGACTTCTCCTTCTGCTTCGACTTGGAGGAGCCACCGGAGGGGGTGTGGGACCGAGGTGTGTGAGACCGAGGTGTGTGAGACCGAGGCGTGTGAGACCTGCGCGGGGTGTGCGAGCGGGGCGTGTGGCCGCCACCACCGCCGCCACCGCCTCCGCCTCCGCGGGACTTGCGGGGCGTCGGCTGATACCGGCCCATAGCGGACTGGAACGCGGCCTTCGCGTTGCCTGCGCCCTTGCCCTTCTTGGTAAGCTGGCCGCCAATCTTACCCGCAGCCGCACCGGTTTTGGCGCCCGCGAGCATCGCCTTGGCGAGCGATAGGCGCTGAATGATCTGCCCGACAACGGAATCGGTCTCGACCTTCATGTTCTTCAGATCAACCTTGAGCCCGTTGTAGTTGACCCCCGGACCGTTGATGTTCTTGGAGATGATCTGCCAGAGGACGCCCATGTCCTGGTCGGAGGCGCTCAGCATCTTCTGGAGATCGGAGAACGTCGTCGAGCTGTCGATGTTCGCACCCGGTATCGTCTGGTTGAAAACGTTGTAGATGTCCGACATCCCCTGCTCGCTGATACCGAGCTGCTCCTGCACGCTGGACAGGGTGGCTGAGGGGTCGATATCGACACCGGGGACCGTCTGGTTGGTGGTGGCGGCTACCCCGTCAACACCCTGCTGCGCCACCTGCTGGGCCTGGTCCATGCCCTGCTGTGTCGGGGTGTTGTCCACCTGTGGCCCGGGCATCGTCTGCCCGAGCATAGCCCCGACGTTGTTCATGGCCTGCTGGACCTGCGAGGTGTCGATACCCTGCTGACCGATCTGGTCGATGGCGGCCTGCACGTAGTCCTGAACGTACTTCTGAGCCTCGGCGCCAGTCAGGCCCAGGTTCTGGGCGACCTGCATGGCATTCTCAGCCACAGCCTTCAAGTAGGTCTGAAGGTTCTGGAGGTTCTGCCTACCGCCCTCAGTCGTGGTGTTGATCACGTTGCCGTTGTCCTGGAGGCCCTGGTTGAACTTGTCAAGGGCGTCGAACATGGCAGCCTCAGCATTCTCAAACCCGAAGGCCCTGTCGATTGCCGAGTCCACAGCAGACTTCCACTTGTCCCAAGCCTCCGCAGCCTTGTCGGCAGCGCTGGCGTTACCGTCCGCGGCACCGTTCATCCCCTGGAGCGCGCCGTTGGCCTCATCCGCCGACAGGCCAAGACCCTGGAGAATCTGCTTCTGGGCGTCCTGAGAGCCCATGGCCTGCGAGACGGCGGCACCGACACCGTCGTTGGCGTCCTGGAGACCCTTCAGAGCGTTGATCTGGTTGTTGATCGCGTTCGTCTGGTCGTCAGTCGCTTTGGTGTGGGCCTTACCCGTCATGTTGGGGTCTTTGAAGGTCTGGGACTGAGCGGCATCGAGGTCAGCCTTCTTCTGGTTCAGCTGGTCGATAAACCCCTGCACATACGCAGAAGCCGCTCCCTGACCCTCCGTCGCGGCCTTCCTCGCGTACTCGCCCCAGTCGAAACCGAGTTGCTTCAGGCCGTTGAGCTGGTCACCAGTAAGCTTCTTGAAGCCCTCGGACCCAGCGATCGCGTTGCGGATGAGCTCCGCGGTGTTCTTACCGATCTGGAGCGTGGTGTAGCCCATCTGCTGGGCGACCTCGCGCGTGGCCCGAACGATCTCGCCCTGGGCGTTCACGAAGTAGTAGGACTTCTCCGACGCGCTCTTGTAGGCGTCACCCGCCCCGTCGGCGGAGATCATCAACTCGCCGAGGCTGCGCTGCGAGCCATTGGCGATGTCCTGCGTGTCAGCGAGAACGGCCTTCTGGACCTCCGCGGCACCCCCCATAGCCGACAGCATCTCCGCACCGGCCTTCTGAGCCTTCTCAGCGGCGATCTCCTCAGCATTGGCGATCTGGTTGTAGCCCTCAGCAATCGCGGGCAAGGCCGACAGGGCGAGAGAGGCCCAACCGGCCGGACCAAGGGAGGCGAAGAAGCCCTTCACGGCGCTTCCAGCGGCCGTCATGGCCCCGGAGACGGCCGAGATACCCGTCCCCATGGTCCTGGTAGCAGCGGTGGCTGCATCGGCCGCCGTGGAGGCCATTCCACGAGCTGCACCGAGGCCCTCCTGAGCCGCGGTCTCAGCCTTGATGGCTGTCGTAGCAGCGTTGTGAGCAGCGGCCTCGGAGGCCGTAGAACCTGCCGACATGGCCGATGTGCCCGCGGTGCTCCCAGTGAGGCGCTGCTGGGCGACCTCAGCCTGAGCTGCCTTCACACGGGCGTACAGAGCGGGCTGCTCAGCCAGAGCCGTGTTGGCTTGCTGAATGGCTTTGGCGATGTTGCTCCAGGACAACTGCCCGGAGAGGCCAGCCTCGACCATGTTCTTGCGAACCTGCATCATCGAAGAGGCGACCGACAGGACGCCCGCCTGGAGGAGCTTGGCTCCGGTCTGGAGGGCGATGAAGATCGTCACACCTCCGGCGAATGCCGCAATGACCCGGCCGACCGGGGTCTCCCCCAGGCTCGACAGAGCGTTGGCGAGCGCCTGGACACCGTCCAGAATCAGCTTCAGCGGAGCCAGGAAAGGCTCGCCGAAGGAGGCCATCATGTTCTCCAGCGCGTTCTTGGTCTGCGCGATGGTCTCAGTCATGGTGGCGTTGAGCTTCTCCATGGACTGCTCCAGGAAGCCAGTGTTCGACCCGGCCTCCGCGGAGTTGTCCATGGTCTCCTTGAGAAGGTCGAAGTTCACCGCGAGACGCTTCACGAGTTCGATGTCGCGAGTGGACTTCAGACCGATGTCGGAGAGCATCTGGGTCATCTCCACACCGTTGCTGGCCTTGGAAATGGACTCGATGAGTTGGTTGAAGAACTTCGAGGGGTCGTTCTTCCAGAGCTCCAAGGCTTCCTCGTTGGAGATGTGCATCTGCTGGGCGAAGTCCGCCATACCCTCAGCACCCTGAGCAGCGGCCTTGTTAAAGTTACCAAAGATGCGCTGGAGCGAACCACGGGCCCACTCGGCCTTCACACCGACCGAGGTCAGGGCCGTGGCGTAGGCGAGGGTGGCGTTCTGCCCGATGCCCGCTGACACGGTGGTGGTCGAGATGCTGTTCGCCATCGTTAGGATCTCGTCCTCGGTGGCGACCGCCTTCGCACCGAGTTCGGCGACCTGAGAGGCCATCTGCTCGTAGGCCTTGTCGCCCCCGTTCAGCGCCATCCCGGCCTGGCTGAAGGTGTTGATCAGTCGGCCGAAGTCCTCAGAGGCCTTCTCTGTCGTGGTGCCTGTCACCATGGAGAACTCTGCGACAGCGCGGGTGAAGTCCCCGAGCTTCTCCGCAGGGATGTTCATCTGCGCACCGAGTGTACCGATCTGCGAGAGTTCGGAGAAGGACTTGGAGATATCAGTGGACATCTGCCGGTACTGGTCGCGGAGGGCCTGAAGTGCCCCGCTGGTCTGGTCCAGCTGAGTCGTACGGGCGATGTCGGCGAAGGCGCGGTCCTGGTCGGCTGCGGCCTTGACGACAGAGGTGGCGAGCGCCGTCACACCGGCGGCCAGCACCGTCAGGTTGTTACGGACCTCCTGCGAGGCGAACCGCATGTTCTCCAGCGAGTGAATGTGGGCGGTGTTCGCCTGGACGGCCTCGTGAGCGGCAGCGACAGAGGCGCGGAGAGCAGCAGCCCTGTCCTGCTCAGCAGCAGCCTCAAGCTTCGCAGCGGCTCGGCCCGTATCCACAGCGGCCTGGTTGGTTTGTATCGCGGACTGGTTCGCCGCCTTGCGGTACTGTGCAGCGTAGGCCTTGTCAGTGACTTCAGCGAGTTGCTGCTCAGCAGCGATGACCCGCTGGAGCGCGGCGACACGCTCGGAGGCGCCGGCGGTCGTAACAGCGGTGGCCTTCTGCTCGGTGACGGCCTGCTCTAGCGCGGCCTCACGGGCCTGCTTGCGGACCTCGTTGAGCTGGCGCTGAGCCTCGATCTCCGTCTTGGAGCGCCCACCCAGGTTGCTGTCGATGCCGGAGTTCCTCGACATGCCGCTCATGTCGGTGCCGAGCTGCTTGGCGACACGAGCCATGCGCTCGTAGAGAGCGACCTGCTCCTTGAGAGCGGAGACCTGCTTGCTGTCGGCGATGGTGGCGTTGTTGAGGGCCTGCGACATGCCCTCGATGGCGCTCGTGGTGGCTTTGATCGTCGAGGAGACGTCGGTCCGCCCGAGGGCCTGCGAGGCAGCGGTCAGGTCTTTGGTGAGCTTGGCGGCCTGCTGGTAGACCTGGATGTTGGTGGACATCGCCTTCGCGTCGGACGAAGACATGATGTTCTTGTCCATCCAGGAGCCGCCACGACTCGCCTGCGTGAGCGACTTCATGGCAGCGCCCATCGCGCCCACCGCATTCACGGCCTGGGCGGCGGAGGACTGGATTTTAGAGGAGCCCTGGATGAAACCGGAGGCGTCGAGTTCAACCTCGTACGAGAGCTTCGACTGGTCGGCCACTGTCGTCCCCTTAATAGAAAACCCGGATTGATACTGCTAAGAATATCAATCCGGGTTTCATAGCCCCGCGTCAGGTCGGGACGGAAGCCATAGCCTCCCATGGAGTCGGCAAGGGCTCGAACTCGCCGGTCTCGTCGTAGGAGACTCCGACAGGGACGGCGATCTTAGTCACACCGGGCTGTTTCCGCTCCTTACGGCGCTCCCTGTCCGCCTCGTCCTTCTCCAGGGTTTCGCATCCGTAGCAGATGGTGTCCTGGATGTCGAACTGGACTCTGTTATCTGTTGTCCGTCCGTACCAGACCGGGGTCCCGCACTTGGGGCAGCAGGAGTCGGTGTAGTACTGCCAGGCCATCTCCAGACGGACATCGAGCTCGTTCCTGAAGTCCTGCGGCAGTGGCTCGCGCCTCCAGTCGTTGTCGATCTCGTCCCATACCGGGACGGACCTGCTGTACCTACCGACCGAGGGGAGGTAGAGCGTGGGCGGAAGGTGCGAGTGCCAGGCGGTCTTCAGGGCGATGACGAACTTCTGATTACTCTTCCTCGTCAGTGATGGCCCAACGAAACGTCGGATCAGCCATCACCTGCTCCAGAGCCGCAGTGGCGACCTGCGTCTTGTCGAAGCCCTCGATGAGCTTGACCCACTCGGCCTCCGGAAGGCGCTGGCGCATCTTAGCGGCCTCACGAGAGGTCAGACCCTTCTTGGACTTGCCGCCCGACTTGACGCTGATCACAGAGTGCGACAGGTAGTGCTCGTAGGCGATCTGCTGACGGGACTCACGGAGCTCGTTAGTCTCGTCGGCAGTAGCGTTCTTCTTGATCGGAACGGTCGCCACGATGTGGTTGCGGATGGCCGTGATCTCGGCAGAGGCCAGAGCGCGGAGGGTGAAGACGACGGCGGTCTTCTCCATCTTCTCCAGAATCTCGGCGAGCTCGGCCTCCGGAGTCTTCTCGTTAAGCGCGCGCACCGCCTTCTCGGTGGACTGGCGCTCCTCAAGAATCTGCTCCTGGAGTTCCATGGCCCGCTGGGCGAGAGTAGCGTCCGGGTAGACGGTGACCTCCCGCTGGGTCTGCTTCACATTATCGAGAAGTCCGTCGAGATCGAGGAGCTCATCCTCGGTCTCAGCAGAAGTCAGCTTGTCATCAGACATCAATCATCCAATCTTTCGATTCGTCAATCGGTCTGAACAAGCATACCAAAAGCCCCGCTCCTTGTGAGAGCGGGGCTTTTGACTCAGAACCCGACGATCAGATGAGGGGCTCGTTAATGACCATGGTGCCCTGGGGAAGGAAGGGGACGGTCATCTGGATGGGCTGCTTGCCCTCACCGACCTCGTCACGAGGGTTGTCGGGCATGACGAGGAACGCGGAAACGAGCTGGCCTGCCTTGGCCGCAGTGGTGTTCTTGTAACCGATGCGCTTCACCAGCCAGCCGGTGACGTTCGCCGACACACCGCCTTTCTTGAACAGCTCGAACGCGACAGAGGCGGGGGAGTCCGGGTTGCCCTTGCCAGAAGCCTCATCGAGGGCCTCTCGCAGGAAGGTGAGAGAGGCCTCGTAGGCGTCACGGGTCGGAGTGTTGGACGCGGCGGAGTCGCAGATGGTCGTGGTGTCGTCCGTCTCCGAGTCGGTCGGGTTCAGTGTGAAGCCCGAGACGACAGCGCAGGAGATGTCCTTGGCCTTCGCGGGAGTCGGGGTACCACCACCACCACCACCACCACCAGCCGGGGTGGAGTTGTAGAGCGCGGCCTTGACGACATCCTTGACCGTCGGGGCGTCCGCGATCGGAACCCACCAGATCGTGGTCCCCGGAGGCATCATCTTCTTAACGGCAGCCTGTGCCATGATCAGTCGTCCTTCCTATGACGAGGAACATAATTGCTGTGCGGGGCGCCATCGCCGAGATGAACAACCTCGCCGTTGACGATCCAACCAGTGCCCCCGCAGCATTCCCGGGGCGACACAGGGGTGTCGTCGGGGACACGAGTCAAGCGGCCATCGGTGTTAATCGCATTAGCGTAGTCCTCGGTGTACTCGAAGACCACACCTTCAACGGTCGCGTACTTTGGCATCACACACTCCTGTCCACCGTCACCTGGAAGGTGACGTAAGAAGTGTATCGAACTGGCCTTACGGTACTATCCGTGTTCCCGTACGAGTTGAGCGCCCCGGTCTCGAAGGCCTCGCTCGTGCCCGGAATCTGGAAGCCCAGCAACCGCCTGCGAACAGCGGCGAGCAGATGGTTCCGAGCCTTGGACGACACGGACGAGATGAGCACACCGAACTGATGGATCACAGCGGCCTGCGTCACACCAACGATCGAACCGTACTTCCTCATGGCGCCAGGTGTCACATCACCCGGCATGTAGACGACGTAGTCCTTGCCATCGTTGTCGCCGTCAGGGCGGAGCGAGTCAAAGACCCGCACGCCCTTGAGGGTCTCCAGTTCCTTCATCGCAGCCTCGTCGAACTTCTCGACAGTGGCGCCCTCGAAAGGTTCAAGCATCAGAATCCGGCCTCCTTCATCGCCTGGTCGGTAGCGGTGCGTGCGGACTGGAGGGCGAGCATCCCGCGAAGCTTGTTGGTGCCCTCCTCCTGGTAGCCGATGTACTTCTCGTCGGCGTCGGTGAATCCGACAGAGGCGGAGAACTTCCCGCCCGAGATGTTCCTCACATTCACTCTGTAGCCCTGCCCGTCGGCGGCTGTCGATCGCATATGCCCGGTCCACACACGAGCGTCCGTGGTGGGGTCGTGCTTGTAAGGCATCCCAGCACCAGAGGTGTCCACCGTCCTGACGACGACCTCGCCTCCGGCCTTCGCAGCAGCCTCAGCAGCCTGGAACGCCTCAGTGATGACCTTCTCCTGGAATCGGCTGAGCCCGCCCGTGACCTGCCGGAGGTCCTGTGATTTTCGTCTCAACTCAGCGCGAACAAGGTCCATCAGTGCGTCCCGCCCTTGGAGTCATCCACGTCGATGTCGCACAGCAGAGTCGGCTGCCAGTAGTCAGAGTCCGACGGAGCGTTACGCACGACAAGGCGCAGGCCCACATTCCTCGGGTCGGAATTGTTCTCCAACACCCTGACTATCTGCCCGTAGCCCGGGACGAACCGCAGCGATCTATCGCCCCACTTCTCCTTGGGCACGAGCAAGTTCTTGTCGATGTGATTCAGGTGCACGTAGTAGGCGTGAACCGCGGTGTCGTCGTAGGCCGACCGGCGGTCACGGGCACGCCAGGCGATGTTCGGGTTAACCGCTGCGTACCCCTTCCAGAGCTCCTTCGGGGGGATATCGACAGGGCCGTCCTCTGTCCACTCGTGGCTCTTCGTACCCGGGGGCTCCGTGACGACCACGAGGCAGTTGCAGAACAAGCCCAGCGGCCAGTACGCCCCCGAGTCGAAGCGGGGGTCCTTGTTGTGCAGAACACTCAGTGCCATGCCCAATCCTCCCCCGGAGGAACGACACCGGGCAGGAAGTCGAACCCGAGATCTGCAACCTCGGCCTCCTTGGCCTCGTCCCACAGCCTCTTGGCCTGCGCCCGAAGCTCAGCACCCAGTGTCGCCCCATTAGTGGACTTATTATCCGTGGAGATGACCTTGAGGATAAGTGTCTCGGACGTGGCGATCGCCATGAGCGCTCGGGAAGCGGCCTTCTTGACGTTGCCGCCCTCGATAGCGAGGAAGCCGAAGAGCTCCATGTCGCTGAAGATGTAGGACGGGGGCTTCCGCAGGTCCTTGGGATCCTCCAACTTGACAATGTCGGGGATCAGCAGGCGCACCTGATTGACCGGCTGGCTGTAGTCCAGGGACGCCATAGTGTCTCCTTCTGTCAACGCTTTTACAGTAGTTTACAGCGGAACCCCGCCCCTTCGACAGGGGCGGGGTTCCGAGGGACCGCGATTAGGGATGTCGCGTGGATCAGACGCCCTTACCGGTGCTAGCCACGATCCCCTCAACGTTGAGGACTCCAGCACCAGTGGTGAGGCGGACTCGGGCCTGAGCGTCGTCGTTGTCGAACGAACCGGCGGTGTAAGGAACCTCACCGCCGCCCAGGTACAGGCCACCGGCGTTCTTCACTCGCAGCTCAGGCTTGTCGTAGCCACGGAGCGCAGTGCGAACGATGGTGCGCTTGGCCGAGGTGCGGCCACCAGCAGGAGCCAGGACCCAGTTGGTACCGCCCTGCTGAGCGCCACCGAGGATGGCGACCAGGTCGGAGACGACAACCTTGACCTTGGCGGTCAGGCCATTCTCCTCGATGAACTTCATCTGGTCGCCCGCCTTCTGCCCGGCGACAACGCGCTCGACAGTGCGAGTGTTAACGACCATGTTGGCGAGGTTCTCCAGAGCCGGGGGAACCAGGAGGACGTAGGACGGAACGGTGACGTACCGGCCATCGACTTTGGTCTCGGCGACCTGCTGCATGGCGGCCTTGATGGCGTCGTACGACAGGGGGGCGTTCTTCGGAACGTTGTTGTTGATCAGAACGCCGTCCGCCGCGCGGGCCTTCAAGGTGGTGCCGAGCGAGTCGGAGATCACACCGGAGTTGAAGCCCGGGGCGCTCGGGTCGAGCGAGAACAGCGCGCCGTAGCAGGCGGCGTCAACGGTACGGGCGGCCAGCTTGGCGGCGTCCGAGGGGAACCGCTCGATGAGGCCGTAGTCGTCGTTGATGAAGGCCTCCCAGGAGAACTGGAGGCGAGCACCGTGCTTGGCGGTGTCGATCCAGCGGCCCGAGGCCTTGTAGCCGAAGGTCGGGTACGGGGTGAGCTCCGGAATCTTCGGCAGGGTACCGGCCGGGGCCACGAAGCCGCCGTTGTCCCTCAGGAGGGTGGCGTCGATGTCGTGGTCGAGAGAGAGGAGCTGGACCGGGCGGAAGTCATTAAGCAGCTCCTCGCTGGCGAACTCCTTCCAGGTCTCCTCCTGGTCCTTGTAGGCGTCCTCGAAGGCGGGCTGCACGGCCTGGGTGAACCAAGGAGCGAGCATGTCCGAGGTGACGGCCTCGCGGAAGGTGCCGCGGTCGCGCGAGGAGTCGGCCTCCAGGATCGCGTTCTTCAGCTGGCCCTGGGCCGCCCGGTCACCACCGATGGCGGACTCAAGAGTCTTGGCGAACTCAGTGTAAGACGTGAACATTTTGTCCCATCATTCCTTTCAGCGAGCGAGGATGACGGGAACCGTCTGGGCGCCCGTACTGGAAACCTTGGAGTAGGCGTACCCGACAAGCCCGGCGGTACCGGTGGCCTTGTCGTTGGTGAGCTCCATCTTGCCGTTGGCTACGGGCTTCGCGTAGATCAGCGCGCCCGGCTCGACACCGGCACCGGTCAGGGTCACCTGGAGCTTGAAAACACCGCCGGAGATGCGGACCGAAGCATAGCCGGGGCCATTGTTGCCCCAGGTCGGCTTGGTCAGCGGGTTCCACATCGGGTCCTGGCCGAGCTTGGCCTGGTCCTGAGCAGACGGGGCGATCTCAGTCACGAGGACGCCGAGCAGGCCACCGACCTGGACGACATCGCCGATGTGGCTCTTGCCGAACTTCGACAGGTCCACGGGGAGGGACAGAGTGTCGGAGTACTCGAAGACCTGAACATCAGAAATCTTCTTGGTCCCGAAAGTGTTTACCTGAATCATAGTGATCTCCTTACCTCACTTGAAGTTCTTGATCTTGTAAGGCTCGGAGGACGACTCACGAATCTCCCCGGCCGTGGTTGCCTTGACTGAAGTCAGGTAGTGCTGCTCGGCCGAGATGGCCTCCTTCAGCTCAGTGCCGGACTCGACTGCCTCGATGACCCGCTTCTGGGCGACAAGGGGCAGGCCCGAGTCGAGCAGGCGGGTGGCGATGACGAAAGCGTCAGCAGCGGACTCCTTGCGGGCCTTGCGCTTCTTCTCGTCCTCGTCGTCCTTCTTCTCGCCGGAGGGGGCCGGGGGCTTATCATCGGCCTTCTCCCCGGGAGCCTCGGGCTTGCGCTCGGGGGTCGGCTCGGGGGCCTCGGGCTTGTCTGCGGGCTCCTCGGGCTTGCGCTCCGGCTCCTGCCCGGGAACCTCGTCAGCGGGAGCCTCAGGGGCGACCGGCTGCTCTCCCGGAAGGTTGTCCTTAGCGAGAAGCTCAAGAAGCGGGGCGAGAGCCTCGGTCACCGCGGTGGCGATGGCCTGACGGATCGTCTCCTCGTTCATATGGTTCTCCTCATCGGAATCGACGCGCTGGGATTCCAGCACCTCCAGCAGAGCACCACCGGCGCCTGCCTTCGTTACGAAGTCTACAGAAGTGACTCCATCGAATACCGGTACAATACCGTCGGCATCCAGACCGTTCTCCGACCAAGCATTGATCGACACGCCGATGTCCTGCCACTTCTCGCGAATGATGTCGTTGAACGACGGATACACCTCGCACTCCGCGTATAGTGCTCCATCGAGACCGACAACGGCGTCGGTCACCAACCGCCCCGCGAGGTCCTTCACGGATCGCTCGGGGCGGTTCACGTCCTCATCCTTTGACGGGTGGTCCATGAACATCTGCGTCCCAGCTGGGAAGTGCCCGACAGAGGCCGCGAGGTTGGCTTCCGAGTAGGTGCCGCTGGAGCCCTGCCCTGGGCAGATGATTCGGATGCGATACCGGCCGGGCTTCTCCCCGGACAACACGTCCGGAGTGGCCGCCTCCAGAAGAGCGGTCACCCCTCCGTGGAAAGCGGACCTGTACTCCGTGCGCATTTCAGGATCTCCTTTTCATTCAGGCGAGTGTCTCGCCACCGGCCTCGTCACGATTGGCGTTCGTGCCGTCCGACATGGCACCCACACCGGTACGAGAATTGCTCTTCTTGGCGACGCTGTCCTGCACGGCGTTGGGGTCGGCCAGGCTCTTCGCGGCGAGAATCTCCTCCGACACGGGCAGGTCGTTGATCGGCCTGGCGTTGATCGGCTGGAGCCTGTCGAGGAAGAGGCTGCGTGCCTCGGTCTTGTGGAGGATCCCGTTCTGGAGACCGAGCGTGACAACCTGCCCCCAGCGCTGGATGAGTTCGTTCGACAGGGGTGCAAGCTCGACCTCAACCTTCCGACCAAGCGCCAGGAAAATCTTCTGGATCAGGTTCTTGTGAATCTGCCGACGGAACTCGAAGGCCTTGAACGTCGGATCCTCCAGGGCCGTCTCAGCGCCCTGTCGTCCGCCGGCCGAGCCGTCCGTGAGGAGAACCGACAGGGGGACATCGAGCGCGCTGGCGACCATGGAAGCAAGTGGTGTGCCCGCTCCGAAGTCAATGCCCGCTCCAGCCTTGGAGACAGCGGTGAACTCCTGGCCCGCTCCGAGCGAGGCGAGACCGCCGATGCCTTGGGCGTTCGACATCTGCTGAATGACCGCCTGCTGCTGCTTGGCCGTAGCGGATGTGACTTTGAACGCAATTCTTGCGAGGGCCTTGGTCATCACATGCGAGGCTTCAAGGAACTCCTTGTAGGCCTGTGCCCAGTACACGGCGCCCATGAGTTCGGGCTTACCCCACTGCTCGCCGATCTGCCGGTTGACCATCTCGTAGACGACACGGTCCTCGTGGACGGTCCTGTAGCCCTTCTCGTCCTTGACCGGAGCCCAGTCCTTGCCGTTGACGACGTGCCACTCGGGCTTGCGTCGGTCCTGCTCTTCCGCGGAGAGGGTGTCCGACACGGGCACGGGATCGATCAGGAAGGCGAAGATGTCAGCCTCGTCAGTGGCGTCCAGGGCCCGGGCGATGCCGCGGATGCGCGACAGGGGCACCGGAGCCACTCGCTTGTCGATCCGGCGAACTGTGTATAGCACGATGCCATCGGTGCAGAAGGCCGCCTCGTCCCGGGCACGGGCTGTGCGGGAGAGAACGGTGTCGTAGAGCGCCGCGGTCTCGGGAGTCTTGATCCCGGAAATGCGAGGAATCTCACTCCACATGTATGCGTTGCGGATACCGATGCCGCGCTTGACGAGCGGGTTGTAGGCGGCGAGCCTGCGGGCCCTCAGCGAGTGCTCCTTGATGACCGTGAGAGATACCACATCGGAAGTGGAGTCCTCATCACCCCAGCGTGACCAACCGAAGTCCTCCCGATTGAGAGATGCGACAGCCCCCCGGGTGACCGCCGCGTACGCCTTGGACGCCTCGGTCAACCGGGCCTGGACGCGCTGGGTGGACCCGCCAATCTGAAATGTGCCAAATTTCACAGTTCAACTCCTCAGGCTGGGGCGAAGGTCCACTCCTCGTTACCCCACTCGTCAATAGGTGAGTACTCGGATTCCGTACTCTCCATTAGGGTATCAGCCTCAATGAGAGAGTCGGCCCCATCTGTTAAGAGGTTACTCGGCATCGCCGCGTAGCAGATCGAGTCCAGAACGTCAGGAGAAGGTTCGCCCTTCCTCTTCAGCTCGTCTTTCCCGCGAATCAGGAGCTTGGTTCCCCTGTACTCGTAGAGAATCGAGCGGAACTCATCGAAGAGCCCCTCGGTCTTCTCACCAGCAGCTTCATCAGGTGGGATCGACAGCTCCCCGATATTGATCGCCTGGGCGACCGAGTCGTACATCGCTGCGCGGAAGTTGTACCACTTCAGGTTGTCCGGCGAGGCTGCGTTGCCGACGATCCAGTAGATCGGAATCTCCTCTGGAACGTGGTTGTCAATGACAGCTTGGACACCTCGTCCGACACCCACGGCGTCAATGCGGATGTCCACGTCGAGCCCCTCCGCCCTCAGACGCTTGGCGTGCTGCCCGATGAGCCGGGAGAGCCTGTTCCCGTCGTAGCCCTTCACTCGCTCGACAACCTCGACATGACCATCCTGACACGTGGAGATCACGCTGAAGTCGCCAGTTGTGGACAGACCAACATCAACGCCGATGTGGATCGGCGCGGTCGTGTTCCACTCGTCGTCTGTCCACTCGTTCATTGACTGGAGCACCCGGCCGAGATTGAACAATCCGTCGTCACCGATGTCGGGAAACCTGGCGAGGACCTTCGACACGTACCGAGGGTCATCCTTGCCCCACCGACGCTCAGCGTCCTCGACCCACTCCTTCTGGAGCAGGTTGTCCTTGGCCTTCTGGGGCACCTCCTCACCAGTGAAGTTAGGGGTGTCGAAGGCCGAGATGGTGATGAGGTTCCACTTCCGCTCCGAGGGCGGGAGCTTCTCCTCGTCGCGCCAAATCTTCGCCATGTACGAGTTCGGATCGTCCGGGTTCGCGATAGCGAGGATGCGGGCGTGCTTGTTCGTAGTGATGGTCTCGACAGAGGTGAAGATGTTCTCCGCCACGCCGCCGGCCTCATCGACAACAGCGAGGACGTAGGTGGAGTGGAAACCCTGGAAGGTGGACTCATCGTAGTCCGCAGGCTTGCGCCCGAACGCAGTGGCCGTCTTGAACCCGGGGAAGGTCCACTCCGCCTTCCCGGTGATACGCCCCGGCATGTTGGCCTTGCTCTGGAGATCCTCGACATAGGCCCACATGACGTTCTTCACCTGGTTCCACGAAGGCGCCGTAGTGATCACACGGGTCTCCGTGGGGTCATGCGGATGAACATCGAGCCACCACCCGATGGCGCGGGAAGCGGTGTGACTTTTACCACTTGCGTGACATGAAGCGACAAGGGTGCGTTTGTTGTCCCTGAGAGACTGCATGACCTCACGTTGTTTGGACCACAAATGATCACCGAGCCGGTCCTTGGCCCAGAGAACAGGGTCCTCCCGCATTGCCCGCTCATGAGAGCGCGTGCCGAACTGATCTGCGACAGCCCGGAAGTCTATCTTCTCCGCCATCGGTCCTCCTTTGAGACAAGTCTATAAAAACAGGATCGCCCATCTGGCGGAACCGAAAACACCAGATGGGCGAGAGCCGAAAGACTAAGCGCTCCAGGGGCCGCCGAAGCGGGTCGCAACCCCCTGCCTGCATGGATAATAGTAGCACATCCTAGAGGACCGTTAACCACTCAGAGTATGTTGTTGCTCACACTCAGATGGTCATATCAGCCTTGGGCTCCTCCAGGATGCTCGCCGAGCTGGAGGTGGCGTCGGCGAGCCACTCCTCCCGGTGCGCTTCGAGCTGCTTCTGCCCCCGTTTTGTAAGAAGGGGGAACAAATGCTGCTCCATGTTGTTCTGGACGGACTCGACAAAGGCGACGATGATCGGTATCTGCTGCTGCTGAATCAGCTTGATCTCAGCCTCAACCTTTGTCTTCTTGAGGCCTGCCAGATCACTGACAGCCTCGATGGTCGCCAGCGCCGTCTTGATGTTGTCCGGATTGGCCGCCAACGGGTTCTCGATGACGGAGTCCCAAAGCGCGTCGAGTAGCTTCTCAAGGCGCGTGAGCTGCTTCATGAGCTGGGCGTGCTCGGAGAGCGATTCCTGGCTAGAGTAGTAGTTCTCCTCGATGCGGAAGACTTCGGCCTCCGAGAGACGAAACCGCTCTGCCACTTCACTGCGTGGCTTGCCCCTCAGCAGAGCTCGAATGACCAGGCTCTTCTTCTGAAGATCAATCGCCTTTTGCTCTTCAGGTGTACGTTCCATTGAGAATTCCTATCACGCGCCACTGAGAACCGAATACGTAGCAGGCCCAGAAGCCCAGTAACTCATCCACCGACTCGGCCCCCAGCCCTCTGCCATAAGCGTACGACAGGGCGCTGAGGGCCGGAACCGAACGACTCTTCATCAGTCATCCAAGTCCAGGAGGAGTTTCATCTGCTCGGACTCGTCGGAGACCTCCTTGAGGAATGCCGCGAATATGGCCTCGTCGCGCATACCCTTCACCTCAGACCCGACAAAGTACCCGAGTCCACCCGACAGGACGCACGCCGCGAGAACTGAGAGAGTCCACACCATCACTGATCATCCCCGTACTCGTCCGCGATCATGACGAACGCCACGATCATGAGGAAACCTACAACGAAAATCACTCGTACCAGAGCTCCCACCTCTTGGCCTTCTTGTTCTGAACCTCGAAAGTCAGCAGTGCTGGATCAGTGGCGTCCCCAGTGCGGTTCGTGAACCATGACGAGCCATTGTCAGCAGTCGGACAGCCGATGATGAACTTGTTATCTCCCACGAGTGACACGCCGAAGTTGTGGAAGTGCCCATGGACCAGAATGGAAGCCTCGTGGAGGCCACTGCGGTGCCCGAAGGCGAGGTCCCGGAACCAGGATGGGATCTTCGCCTGGGAGCCCGCCAGATGGCCATGCGTGAAGCCGACGGCGGTCCCGTCAGCGGTCTCCACCGTGACCGCCTCCTCCCACTTCTGAGGCTTGGCGAAGTTCACATGACTGAACGGCTCCCGGCCCGACATGATCGCCTGGATGGTGTCCGAGATCAGGAGCCCGAAATCGTCATCCGGCGAACTGGCCCGGTTGTCGTTGCCTTTACCCGTTCGCACGGCGCAATGGTTAGATGGAATCGACACGTAGGTCATTCGGGTGCACAGCGGGGCCAACATGGCAACCGCCTCAGCCATCAAACGCTGGGCAACGCGAATCTGATCCGTGAGCGACAGGTCATTGGTCTGCTGCTGAGCAGTGACATTCCAGAAGCCTTCGCAGACATCGCCTACGTCAGCAATGATGATCTCCTCGTACGAGCCCTCAGCCTGGATCCACTCGGTGATCCGCTTGAGCGTGGTCATGACGCGGTTCACGGTTTCCTGCGTCCCACCGAGACTATCCGACTTGCCCACCTGGAAGTCCGACAGGCAAACGACCAGTGTCTTGGGCCGGTCTGCCTCAACCTTGGGCGCCACCGAGAGCACAGCCCGGTCGAACACCTTCTCCAACTCCTCGTAGGAAGCCTCTCGAACGTCCTCAGCAATGGCGACAGCGGGGTTGTAGGTGACTCGCTCATACGAGCCGTCCTCCAACCTCACGGTGCGCCTGCGCTGCGTGATGGCATTGACAGGAATGTCGAAGAACTCGTCCCTGTCCTGCTCGACAGGGAGCCTGAGCGCCTTCTGGAGGGCCTGCTTGTGCCTCCTGATGGTGGTCTCGTGGACGTCGAACATGCGGCCCAGTGCAACGTTCGACATGCGCTCCCTACGAGGCTTCCGCGCCTCCTCCAGGATAGCCCTGTCGATCTTCTCGTTCAGGTCGTCCTCCAGGTTGCGCGCCATCAGTCATCCTCCTCGCCCGGAGCCTTGGCCTGGAGGAACAAGTTGGAGAAGCGGTCGTAGCCCCCGGCCAGAAGAAGCTCCTCGTCGATCTCCGTGCCCTTCAGCGCGGGACGCACCGGCTTCTTCTCCGTCGTGCGCTTGGCCTTCTCCTTCGGCTTGGGCTTTTTCTTGGGCTCGACACGGGCGGGGCGCTCATCGCCGAAAACGACGTCCTCCTCGGACTCGACAACGGCGATGGCTGTGCGGAGAACGTCATCGATGCTGATGTCGAAGCCCGGAGTACTGACGATGCGGACGAGATCGATCAGCGTGACCTTGCCCGAGCGGAAGTGATTGTGGATCGTCTGCTGGGCCTTGAACCCGAAGACCTGGCAGTACTGGGACTGGATGACCCCCTCGAGCCTGATGCGCTTCCTGAGGAGCTCCGCGGCGTACTTGGCCCGCTCGACGACGATCCCATCCTCCTGGTAACGGGCCCGCTCGGCCCGCTGATCCTTGCCTGCTACGAATGGCATGTCGGTTCCCTTTCTAAGTGTCCGTTGGTTCCAACCGGATGTCGCAGGTAGAACTGTACCACAACCTCCTCATCGGGCGACGACAGGGCCGAGAGATTTTTGTGTTCTTGCACACACTACCGACCGGTCGGTTGAATTCATGATGTAGAAGTCAAGTTTTCTTGACATATAGAAATTTACACTTGTTCATTTTCGGGCCCCAGAGCCCGAAAATTGAAAATTTAGGTCAAAAGTCCCAGGACCCTTCTCGGGCGCTACATTACGTATTCGACCGATCGGTAAATACCCAAGGTGAACCGACACGGACTTTTGGCTTGGGGCGACAGGGAAAGCAGGCGGCGGGAGAAGTAATGTAGGTACGTACCTACTTTTACTCCTAAAACCCCTATAACATCAATAGTATAATATT